ATGAGTTTCTTTAACGATTTCCATGTATTACCAGGTACACATACGTCATCATACACATCAAGTGTTTCAAACGACATTTTCGGTGGTTTCCATAGCTTTATCTTAAACTTGATTCCTGCAATCAAGAGCTTATTCAGCAAGTAATCAAAACTAATCTTTTAGGAGGATTTATATTATGAGTTTCTTTAACGATTTTCACGTATTACCAGGTACGCATACGTCATCATACACATCAAGTGTTTCAAATGATATCTTTGGTGGCTTGCACAGCTTCATCTTGAACGTTATTAAAGCGATCAAGGGATAATCTATTTCGATAAACTAATTAATTAATATATTAATTAATGTCTTGATATTATTTAGATAATGAGGGAGGATATACATTATGAGTTTCTTTTCAGATTTACACTTTTTACCAGGTACGCATACTTCATCACACACCAGCTACGTTAGCAACCAACCACTTGGTACTTTCTACCAATTCGTATTGAACGTAATTGCTGCATTCAAAGGCTAATTAATTAACAATTAAAGGGGATTAATCTCATGAGTTTTTTCAATGATTTTCATATTTTACCAGGTACACACACATCATCATATACATCAAGTGTTTCCAACGACATCTTTGGTGGATTACACAGTTTTATCTTAAACGTAATTGCCGCATTCAAGGGCTAATTCGTTAAATATAACTGAAATGCCAACAAAATCGTTATGGTGTTATTAAGCACGACACGATAAGCACGACTAAGATGATGGGCTGGCAAGCGATTTGTCGCCCATCATTTTACATAAATGCAGAAAATCGTGGGTGCTCGGGGAGGATTCCATATGTCAAAAGATAATCAAAAAATGACCGGTGATTCGGTTTATCGGGTAAAGATGTATAAAGATGGCAAGCGTTGGGTTTATGCCGGCGCAACCACGTTAGCTTTGGCTGCAGGTTTAGTATTTGCCAACGTTAATGCTTCTGCTGATACTGCTGCTAGCTCAGACGCAACCACGGAACAAGTTTCTAGTGCTGCCAGCTCTGCTGCAACTAGTTCAACGGCGACTTCATCAGCTGCTACGGATGCCAGTTCTGCATCTTCAACTGCAACTTCAACGTCAAGTACGGCTAGCTCAACTGCTACTACTTCAAGTAGTGCTGCCAGCTCGACTGCTTCTTCAGCTGCTACGTCAACAACGAGTGCGGCTAGTTCTTCAGCTGCAACTGTCAGTGCGACTACACCAGCAAGCAGTGATGCGACATCGACTTCAACGGCAACTGTTGCAGCAACGGCTGCTAAGGCATCAGTTGCAACACCAGCTTCTGCTGCAGCAACGGCAACCACAACTGCTACGACCACGGCTGCGACTACAGCCCCAACAGTAACGGCACCAGCTTCTGAAGCTGCTAATCAAACTGCTGCTGGCTCAGTTGACGCTGGAACATTGACGAGTGCTACTCAGTCGGGTGGTTCGGGCAACTTACAAGACCAAGCACAATACATTCAGGAAAATGTTGATGGCACGAACATCAAAGTTACTGCCGGGCATACGTACGCAGTTGCCATCCGGTTAACCAAGAGCCAAGCGCTTGATTGGGCTAATGCTTCTGGTCAAGTTTCAATTGCGCCAAATGGTTCCAACAGTAATGGCACTTGGACTGCCGTTGAATACGCAACTGAATCCGGTAAGGAATACAGTTACGCAGCTGGTGCTTCAACTGCCACTGTGGACATCACGAAGCTAACTGATGCTGATAGTTATGTCACTGTTCTCTATACTTTCAAAGCTAACGACGACGCGACGACGGGTAGCCGGGCTGCATATTTGGAATTTACAGGGACTACCTCAGTTAATAAGTTATCAACTAATACTAACAACACTGATGCCAATCAGCAGATTGAGGCTTGGAGCTATGCAACCCAAGTAATGGATACTTCTGTTGCCGCTGGTACGGTCGTTGTCCATTACGTTGATGAAAACGGCAATAAGATTGCGGATGACACGACTGTTCAAGGCGATGTTGACAATACTTACACCGTTACACCTGCTACTTTCAGTAATTACACGTTAGATACGACTAAGTCCAGTGCTTTGACTGGAACAGTTGCCGCTGACACCACTGATTCTGATGGTAATGTGACGGCTGCTGGTACTGAATTGACGTTAGTCTACTCACAAAATACCGAAGCTTCAAACTTGACTGTTAACTACGTTGATGCTGATGGCAATACGATCTTACCTTCTAAGACTTATACAGAAGGTGCTGATGGTACTGCAGCTGAAGTTGGCGGTGCTTACAGTGTAAATGCCGCTTCGATTGACGGTTATACCTTAACGGGTGATGCAACCCAAACTGGGACTTTTGTTTCTGGTGGTAACACGGTTACCTTCACTTATACGAAGGATGCAGCCCCAGTTGAACAATCAACGGTTACGGTAAACTACGTTGATGCTGATGGTAACACGATCAAGGCCGCTACGACCCAAACTTTGGATAACGGTTCAACTTATACGGTTGAAACGCCAACGATTGCTGGTTACACTTACAAGTCAGCTGATGCCGCTTTGACTGGTACGGTTGATGGCAATAAGACGATTACCTTAACTTACACCAAGAATGCCACCCCAGTTGAACAATCAACGGTTACGGTAAACTACGTTGATGCTGATGGTAACACGATCAAGGCCGCTACGACCCAAACTTTGGATAACGGCTCAACTTATACGGTTGAAACGCCAACGATCGATGGTTACACTTACAAGTCAGCTGATGCCGCTTTGACTGGTACGGTTGATGGTAATAAGACGATTACCTTAACTTACACCAAGGATTCAACGACACCAGTTGAAAACAAAGCTAACTTGACGATTAATTATGTTGATGCTGATGGTAACACTATCAAAGCATCCAACGTAACTGAATATATTGTTGGTCAAGCTTACACTGTTGGTCAACCAGAAATTGCTGGTTACAGTTACAACCACTCAACTGGTGATGCTATTGCCGGGACAATTGGTTATAACGGTAACACCGTGACCTTAGTATATACGAAGAATGGTGGTACTACTACGGCACCAACTACGGCGCCAACAGTAGCGCCAACCACAGCACCAACAGTAGCTCCTACTACGGCACCGACTACGGCGCCAACAGTAGCACCAACCACAGCACCAACCACGGCACCAACGGTAGCACCTACGACTGCACCTGGCACTGGTGACAACGTCAACGGTGGCGGTACTGGTACAACTACAACTGCTCCTGTTACGACGCCAAGTGACGATACTGTTGATAATGGTAATGGTTCATCAAACAACGGTTCATCAACGACGACTTCAACGGCACCAGCAACCACGGTTTCTGATGATGAAGTAACGCCAACGACGACGGCTACTACTAACAATGGGACTAGTGGGGTTGTTCCTGCATCAGCCTCATTGAAGCCAGTAGTTACGACTAAGACGACGACTTCAGACGCAAAGACGTTACCACAAACGGATGAAGACGAAAACGGGACTGCCTTGGCTGTCTTGGGTCTTTCAACCTTATTGATGGGTTCAGCGCTATACTTTGGCGTTTCTCGTCGGAAGCATGAAGCATAATAATTAGAATAGCTTGATTATTTGCTGAACGGATAGAAAGGTCAGCGATGACCTTTCTACTCTTTGAGCAAACAATCAAGTTTATGGAGGAGTTGCATTATGAAGATGTTCAATAAAAAGCGCAGAGATAAGAATGAGGATTACCGTAATCATTCTGAGCGTGCAACGGCGACTTCAACCGTTGCTGCTCAAAAGCCAAAACCAAAGGCGACTCAAAGTAGTACGACCCCCAATGTGCGGTCATCTGCTGGTGTCCGGCCAACTAGTAGCAGCGTGACTGCTTCAACTAGTGCCCCAGTTAAGGGCCAAAACCGGGTCAACCAACGGCGTGCTACCCAAACAGCAGCCAAAAACAGTGTGGCCATTGAACGCGAAATGGCTGACTTAAACAAGCAATACCAAACTTTACGTGGGGAGCTTAAGGTCCAATTAGTTCAGGATCGTAAGCACGAAAAGCAACAGTATGAAACTTTAGTTGCCGAACAGTTAAACTTAGAACAACAGTTAAAGGACGCTAAGGTTACTCTGTCTAAACAGGACAAAGTCGTTAACACGAACGATAGCGAACGGCAGGGAATGGTCAAGACCATCAATGCTGCTCAAAAACGTTATGATGATGCTAAGAAAGCTCTTGCTAAGAGCGATCAAACCATCAAATCGTTGGAAAAGAAGATTACGCAGTCTGAACAATCATTAGCTGATTTGAAGCAAAATGAAGCTGATATGCGTAAAGCAATTCAGGGCGAACAGGATCTTAAGAAGTTATTCGTGTTGATGAAGCAACAGGAGAAGCAAGCACAGGATCTGTATCAAAAGAGTGACGCAATCAACAGTGAACTCGTGAAACTCCAGAAGCGTGAAACTCCAGAAGCGTGAACAGACTGAAACCCGTGAACGTTCGCGGAAGGAACACGCGATTACGAGTGCGGAAAAAGACTTACATACCGCTCAAGATGCGTTAGTTGCTTATGATCGTAAGAAGAAGAGTGCTCAAGACGAACAAGAACGTTCACTCAACTTGATTAATCAGAAAATCAATCGATTACAACATGATTATGATCAAAATGCCACGATTGTTAAGGGGCTCCAACAAAAGATTGAAAGCATTGATGCCAAGTTAAAATCGGATTACGGGACGACTCACTTAGTATCGCCCGTCGAATTTGACCAGTCTGCAAAGTACTTCTTGTTCAGCACCGATCTGATTCAATCATTGTCTGGTGATGAAAAGGCTTCGATGGAAATGATCATGGGCTTATTGAAGAGTGAAGTTAAGGATAAAGCTAATGTTATTACGGTTAACTATAATGACAGCTTGCCAGAAATTTGGAACAGTTACCAATCAGCTGGCTTAGTTGATAAACGAACTGGCTTGTACAACATGTACTACACGATTCAGGCAAAGGTACCGGGTGCCGTTGCGAAGACTAAACCAGAATTACCTGATAATCCTGCATGGCAATATAAGCGCAATGCTGATAAGCAGATTGTGTCAATTGCCGATGACGGCGGTAACCCAATTATGACATTGAAGTACCGTAAGAATGGTGCCATTTGGTACATGACTTACTTCAATGGGTCATTAGCAACTCGTCGGGATGTGTACGATGCTGCCGGGTTCTTGTCAGTCACTCAGTACCTTGACCGGACGAATAACTCACAAGTGACACTAGAAAACTTCTATCGTCCAGACCACTCTTTAGCAATGGTCAAGCAATATGGTAGTAACCACGAATTATCAATTCAATTAGTGAACAAGGAAGAAGCCATCACGAATGTCTTCCATTCTGAAGCACAATTATTGAACTGGTGGTTGGCATCAGTCTTACAACAACAAAACAGTGTGTTGGTTATGGGAGTTAACGCCCCATTGTTCGACCAATGCTTACAAGCAACGAATGATAATTTCCATCTCTTACCAATCGTCTCTGCTGATGATTTGGATAATCAACACGTCCAAGATATTATCAACGGAAAGAGTAAGTTGTCGAGCTTAGTTGTAACGGATCGTGATGTTCAGACTGCGATTGAGAAACAAATGACACGTGATCTTGAAATCACCGTTATGCCAGCTGCAGAAGTCCGTGCGTAATCACGGGGTTGTTGATGATGCCTTGAACGTGACGCATGAATGGGGTTTTAAATAATGATGAAGACTAATACTAAGAAGGCCAAGTACGACGATGCGGAATTGTTCGAAAAAGTCTTAGTGGGCATGTCATGGCTTGAAAGCCATCTTCGCGAGATTATTCAAACGATGGTGACTGATGCGGACGTGTCATTCGAACAGTTCTTGATTCTCTACTATCTTGACCATAGCACTGATCACCGGATTACGGTGAAAGAGCTAGCCGCTGACCGCCACGTCTCTTCTTCAGCGATTTCAAGGAAACTGACCTACTTGATCAACAATGACTTGATTGTGTTGAACATCGATCCTTATGATCGTCGGTACCGTTATCTAACGTTAACCGCCAAAGGTGAGAAGTTAGCACGGGTCATTGAAAAAGTTAACGAAGAACGCCTTGGCAAGTTCCTCGACGAATTTGGCCGGATTCGAACCTCTGAATTAACTGATGAGCTTCGGATGGTCAGCAAAGTTTTAGTGGATACCAAGGAAATTAAAGGCTAGTAAAAAAGAGTCATTCAACTTGTATAAGCTGAATGACTCTTTTTAGTGTTAAATATTGATCGCTAATGAGAACAAGATAAAACCACCAAGTAACATGGCAAGAATCGCCACGACCACCCACAACACTTGACGGACGTTGTGCCGCACGCGTCGCTCAACATGGCTCTTTGATTGGAGATGCTCATGTTGGGCATTAAATAGCGAAGCATTCGTGTCTTTGACCCAATCAGCACCATGCTGACCATAGTAGGGGTTGGTGTTATGATTGAGCGAGTGGGGGACCCGGCCATTTGATTTGGTTAACGGTTGATAGCGCCGCATCGTAATCCTCTTTTCAACGGTTGTTTAGTTTTTCTGGGCCTTATAAGGAACGGCATAGTTCTTAGGGGCGTCGCTAGCTTTTGCATACTTCCAGTGCCCAGACATCTTCTTTTCGAGTGGGGCATCATCTTTGATGCAAGTAAAGCGAGAGCCAACTTCATTTTCGATAATGAAGATCCGGTTAAACTCGTGCCGCGTCTGAACAATGTGACAATCATTGTGATCGATACCAAAAACATCTTTGTATACCAACAACATTATCTCCTTTGGATTGAATTTAAAATAGTGACAATTTTACAAGGCTTCACAGACAGTCTACACTATCTATTATAAACCCCTAATCAAGTCCGTAAACCGTTTTGAGTGAAAAAAGATAAAATTGCACTGGCAAGGGTGTGACAATTCATAAAAAGCCACGCAGGTAAATTTGATCTTACCTGCGTGGCTTTATCCGTACTTCTGATTGGGTATACTGGGCTCGAACCAGTAAATTACGGATTCAGAGTCCGCTGCCTTACCAATTTGGCGAATACCCAATAACAACTATTTAATAGTAACTTTTCCAGCAAATACTGTCAAGACTTTGCTGAAACTTTGTGTCTATTTTTTGCATTTTTGCTTGAATATCGTATCAGTTGGTGGCTAAACTAGTTAAATGGAAGGTGAGTGTATGTCGAAGTCAGAATTAGATCATTTATTCGATCATCTGCGACAACAATTGATCGTATGGGCGGTCACGGCCATCGGATTAGCAGTTATGCGCAGCTTTTTGTTACCCCAATTATTGACTTTCGTTTTTTGGTGTAGTGTGGCCTACTGTTTGCTCTTATTCGTTGGTTTAGTTGTTGTGACGATTTTTAGGTGGCAAAAATCTTAATTATATTTGACAAGCCGCTTATCATTTGGTAAGATAATAAATGAATTTGTGCCCGCTGGTCAAATTGGTTAAGACGTCGCCCTCTCAAGGCGGAGTTACGGGTTCGATCCCCGTGCGGGTGATAAGTTGACAAATATAGAGAAACGACAAAGCACCAAAACGCTGATATAAAGGCGTTTCGGTGCTTTTGTTTTACACTCGAAAACCACTCAAACACGATATGTTCTTCCACGATTCTTCCAAAAACTAAAAAAGTAGTCAAAATATAGCAGTTTTTGGAAGAAAAATTAAAAAATGATTTTGTAATCCCTTGTGGCACAAGGAATACAGCAATCACAAAATTATCATTTTCTAAAATCCTTCGTCCATTAGCTCGGTAGCCTTCTTATCTGACACGCCGTTTTCTTCTTCAATAAGATGGACGTAGGTGTTAACGGTCGTTTCTAGTTTTTGATGTCGAAGGCGATGTTGAACATAGGGAAGGGACTCATGATTTAAGATAAGAATCGAAGCGTGTGTGTGCCTCATGGCGTGTGTTGTAACTTTGTTGATCTTTAGACGGTTACAAATACGTCCTAGCTCTTCGTTTGCATTCCCATTGCCCACGATTTTTCCTAGTTTAGACCAAAATACGAGGTTCTTAGGATTCTTCATTTCGTGTAGTTCTAAATAATCTTTCTGTGTGATGCGATAGGCCCTCATAAAACGACAGTAGGCGGGTCCTATGGTTATATCTCCATCGGCCTGTCCATTTCCTTTAGTTGGACGAAAAGTCTGTCTACGTGCATCCCATTGCTGTTTAATGTGAACTATTCCATTATTCAAATCTAAATTATCCCACGTTAGGCCAGCAGCTTCCTCGAACCTGGTTCCAGTTTCTAGTTGAAACAGCATCATTAGCATAGTCATGTGGTCATAATCAGCTGTTTTAATGAGGTATTTACGCAGCTTCTTATAATCGGACAACGTCAAATACTTTTCCTCTACGGGCTTAGGAGGGCGTCCGGTGACGTGTGCCTTGTAAGCAAAGTCACGTTTTAGAATACCATCGGCTACAGCGTCCTTGATTGCGGTGTGTACTTGTTGATGAAGTTTGTGAGATGTGGCAATTCCATGACTGCGACCAAATTCATTCAGAAATTTCTGATAATCCGGCCGTTTAATTGAGCTCATAGGTTTATCCTTAAAATACGCGGAGATGTGTCGCCAATTGCCCATATACAGCTCATGAGTATGACGCGATACACCGTCAGTTTTGTATATTCTGATCCAATCAAGAAAGTAGTGCTTTAGACTCTCAGTGCTACGTGATAAGTCAGCACCTTCCAGCAGAGCATTTTTAGTTTTAGTTTCCCACTCAACAGCGTCGGTTTTGCGCTTTTCTAAATGGGTAACCGATTTATAATTACCGTCATCATCCTTATAAGAGACACGGGCTTGCCATTTACCATTATTAAGTTTGGTTACTGACATGTTTTATTCCTCCCAACTGGAAATAATAATAGGCTGACATTTCCAAACGTATGTTCTTTTATGTGCTAAAATAAAAGCACTAAAGTAGTAAAGTGCTGTTTATTTTATATATGATATGTGTAATCATATGTAAGTGGAAGAAAGGAAGTGAAGGTTATGAAGAAGGTAGTAGCATATCTTATGTTAACGTCAATGGAGTCGACATTCATTGCATTAATACTGTGGCCGCTAATTCATAGCTATATTCCCTTTGCCATTTGGATATTTTCCATTCTTGTTATTCCAATATTTATTTCTCTGGTTCCTGATCATTCTCTGGCTTTTCCTTCGATTTTAGGTTTTCGTGTGAAATTACGGTTCCAACATCCTTGATCTGAGGTTTGATATTCTTCACTTCATCAGGAACATTTTTTGTTTCTTGTTTGAGACGTTTAAGTTCGGCCTTCTTTTGTATGTGCGAGATTCGGTAATCATCCCACCAATTCAGAATGCCTTTTTTCTTCCCCTCTTTCCCAATTACTAAAGAGATTAAAGTAACAATTCCACCAAAAGTAATTACTTGATTCCCTCCAAGACTAGCTACTGTGTGAATGATGTTTATAATTGCTTGTATGTTTTCCTGACCAGTTATAAATCCTAAGGTGCCCGGACAATGAACGTCTGCTTGTAGTTCTACTTGGTGTAAATAATTAGACTGTTCGTCTTTTGCCATTTCGACAATACCTTGCCAATTTGCAAGAGTTAAATCGTCTTCTAATGTGGTGTAGACGGTTAAATGAATTTTTTTATGTTTTTGAAAAAGAGGAAATATTAAAGGATCAATGTATTCCGCGTAACTTGAAATGTTAAAAATTGCTTGATGTGCAGACAAAATCCAATAAAGTTCGCCGGGGAGTGATGATCTGTGTATTGTTTTCATCCATGTAACGTTTCGCCGTTTTAGATTTTGATCGACTTTATATTGAATTCCATTGGGTCCGGAGTTTTCTTTTTTTGTTCTTAATTTTGATTTATCAGCATCGAATGGATCTCCTGTAATAACACCTATTGCAAAATAATCAGAACTTTTACCAGGCGTAAGAACAACATCTCCAATTTTCATGTTATTAATAAATTCAAAACATTGAGACGAGGCAATCGTCTGCCAATGTTTGGTTTGATGGGGATAAGAATCAATGTACATTTGATGGATATCTGGGTTTTTTAGACCATCTTTGGGGCTATCATCGGAGTGGATTGACTCGATAGTTACCTGATTATGTGCAATCGAAATGAAAGAATTTTCAATGTAGTCATCTAGATATTTTCCACCATCAGCACGAACTAACCAGTAACTTGTGTCATCTGGAATTGTTAAAATTTCAAAAGTGCCTTTATTATTCATACTTTAATCCCCGCATTAGTATATACAATATTAATTTGATTTTTGTTAAAATAAATTATTTTATTTAAAGCGAGTGACGGGAATCGAACCCGCGACTACAGCTTGGAAGGCTGTCGTTTTACCACTAAACTACACTCGCATAAGAGCCAACAATGGGTTTTGGTCGGCTCAACAGTTAATTAGAATGTACCTACAATTATTTTTGCTTAAGACGATCAACCATATCTTTTTCCATTCCTTGAATTATGCGGCCATATTCTTTCCTTGAGTAGCTATCTTTTGTAAGATAAACGAAAGCATACAGATTAATAAAAGAGGTTAAGTCATTAGTAATGTTATCTATGAGTTCGTATTTCGACATATCTTTATCCATAATCTTACCTTCTTTCTTTTAAAAGTGGGTGGCAGGGATTGAACCTACATAACAATTTCAAACGAGAGAGAAGGGCTGAAATCGTTATTCTACCATTGAATTACGCCCACGTGATGTACGTACTAAAGTAAGCGGTAGTATGGGTTATTTGTTACAATGCGAGCGGCAGGAGTCGAACCTGCATCAATATAGGATGTGAGACCTATGAGAAGTGTGCAAATAATTGTTCTACCGTTGAACTACGCTCGCGTGAAAGCCCATAAAGGGCTTGGATATAGAAATTCAATTCTATAGTTTTAGTTATTTAAATTGTTCTGCAACTTTTTTTATTTGGTCTGAATAATTCATAATATCAACAGGTGATTCAAAGTCTAATTCGGTATTGTCATCATCATGCAAAATAATGAAATTACGATTTGTGTGAAAATAAATTCTTAAAACCCATTTGCGATTGCTATCGTCTATTAATACATTAAAGTAGCTTCGATTATCTCTATAAACAATTCTATCTTGTCCAATTGTTTCTCTTAGAATGACCTTGGTTACGGCGAAAGATTCTAATTCATCTGGTGTAGTGACTATCTCTGCTTTAGGATCAGGCGTATCTTTGAGCGATTCGGTAGAAGCAGTAGCATCTTTAACAGTTTGATTTAATGCGTTACTAAGTTTGCTATTAACTTGTTCAGAAATAATCTGAGTGAAGCCCTTACTAATCACAGGCCTGAATTGATCAACCACTTGCTGGGTTTTCATGCCATCATAAATTTCAGCTAAAATAAGACGGACAAAGTCGTCAGCGGGATTATTCATTTGCTTTTTTAGATATTCTTTAGTTAGACCTACATATTTCAAGTCAGAGGCTGAATCAGTGATGTTGTCGATGTCAAAGTTGTCTTTTGTAAACTTAAACAATTCAGTAATTTGTGTATCTTTTATATCAGATAACTTGATTGTGAGAAAGGGGGTCTTATCCATAACATTTGGTTCTTCTAAATCAGTATAGAATTTGTATGTATCACCATTAGTAAGAATACCAAACTTAGCCTTGGTTGCAGTAAAATATCTAAAAAGCTGGGAATCCCGCTTATTTAAATCATCTGATAGTTCTTTAGTCTCTACTAGTATTTGAACTTCGCCATTTATCACAACGGCGTAATCGACACGTTCTCCTTTTTTGCTACCAAAATCGGCAGTATATTCAGGAACAAATTCAGTAGGATCAAAAACATTGTAATTTAAGGCTGCAAAGAAAGGCATTACTAGAGCATTTTTGGTAGCTTCTTCAGTTTTTAACATCTCGCTCATACTGTCGACTTTTTTTGATAAACCATTTATTTTATTTTCAAATTCACTTTTTTCCATCTGTTATTCCTCCAAAAATATGTTATTCCCCAATAACAATAATTCCCCGAATTATAAGTAGTCCCAACTCCTAGCTTTTATCGACATCCTATCTGGTCACTCGGGTTACTGATTATACTTAGCATTCAGATTATCCTTGTTCCATTCGGTAGCAATTAAGAAGGGCTAGTTATTTGGTAAATCTAAAGTAATTGTGCCTAATTTTGCATCGTCGTTATCGGGATCGACAGCTTTTACTTTGACAGGATAGTCAGTGTTATCTAGCTCATAACTACTCATGCACTTTACTTCTGCACCGGGTTTAACTTTTTGAAGAGATACATGCTCTAAGGTAGTCCATTCATCTGAGTCTTTATCTGGATTACCAGAGATTAAATCATTAATTGAAGTATCGTTCTCTTGTGTGAAGTTAGTGGCATCCAGTAGGGACATGTATGGTTCTATATTCTGGTCTTTTGAAGTATTTTTGAATGTATAGTAGACAATCAAGTCAGTGCCACCTTCAAAATGCGGTGTGGTTTCTGTCGAAGTAATTGTGATTGTATAATTGGTAGTACGTATTGTTTTGCCAGAAACGCCGGGTAATTGTGATATTTTAGCGTTCATTGCATTCCCTGCCTCAGACAATTTTTTGTTGTAGGCTATCCCAAGTTTAGAATAAGCAGCTTTATTAGTATTGCTAACTTTTTTGATATCTGTGTTGTACGAACTCGAAACAGTTTTTCCTTCTATATCACCTAAGTAGGTAGCTATTGAATCATTGAAATTTTTGATAACTTTATAATTGGCATTTTGTTTATATTTAACTAATTTATTATTGTAGATTGTAATCTGCTTATCAGCATTTCTAGCAGTTAATCTAACATTATCATTTAATGTTAAATTACTATCTGTAATAGATTGAAATACAGGGGCCAATTGTTCTGCAGATTTTGTATATTCCAATTTGGCTTGTTCATCGCTCATATTTTTCTTTGTAATAGTGGAACTACTTGGCTGGTTATTGGAAGTGCTATTATGGTTACTTCCGCAAGCAGTTAAAGTTAGGACAGTTAGTACCGCAATATTTAGTGTTAAAATTTTTTTCAATTGAAACTCCTCCAAATTAATATTTTTCCAAATAGAAATCCCCATGATAATTAAATTCTAACCCCCTAGCTTTTAATGACTTCCTATCTGGTCAGCGCTTTTAGATCAGCGAAGCCAGTTCATGCGGTAGCTTGAAAAAATCTAAGAAGTCTAATACATCTTCTTGCTTGCTCCAACCATATTCCTCTTTCAACATAGCCAGCATAAACTTGTTGGCCTCAGTTTCGTTGTCATCGGATAAAAAACTTGTAGTATTTATTGCAAAAAACTGCGTATTAAATCCCTTGTGATGCCGTATATGAAAAATTTCATGATAGCAAACACCATCTTGTGTCCGCTCATCAATTGTATTGTTAATGACAATCATTGGGATTCGATGCGAGTTATTATTGTAGCCGTAAATATTGCTACCAAGGTTATTGAACTGAACGTTGATTCCTAAGTCGTGTGCCAGGTCAAAAGCATTTTGAATCCCAAACTTGTTGGTTAAGTGGTCAATATCTTCTTCAATCCACCGTTCCATATAACCAGCTCCTATTATTCCTCTCCATTACGATACTTTTTGGGAGTGAACTTCCTTTTTGCTAATTGTTTGGATAATTCTAATGTTTGACGCATGGACGCTTTGAGCAGTTCTTTGTCCTGATCAGATAGCTCTTGTCCATTTTGGAAAAATGATAAAGAATGTTTGGAGTCGAGCCCGTTCATCATATCTTCAAGTTCCTTATCGATACTTTTTTCGTCTTTTTCCGTTAGATCGTAGTAATGTTTTTTATTATCAGAGGATTCACTATTTATGCTGTTGTTTGCAGAAGATAGGCCAGCAAGATTAAGAATTTCTTCTCGCGTAATTCTCAGCCCTTTAGCCATGCGATCCAAAGTATCTACTTTAGGTATGTTCCTTTCTCCACGTTCAACAAGTGACCAATAAGATGGTGAAATTGCAGGTTTACTATCGGTTTTAGATTGTTGTGAGACTTGTCGCAATGAAAAATGTTTCCGCAGACGAATCTCTTTCAATGAGTTTCCGAACTCTTCCGGTGTTATTGAATCCATTCATATCAGTCCTCCTAATGATTTTAGTATAACAAAAGTCAAAAATACTTAAATGATTTGTAAAACTTTTATATAAAAATCGTTGACAAAAGTTTTACGAATGGTATTATATAAATGTAAGTTAAGAAAGGAGGTAATCGGATGGTTCAGCTATATGTAGTTGGCAAAAAGAAAATCGATGTTTTATTGGCATGGCATGGATATACTCAGAAATCATTGTCAAGCCGTGTTAACATTGGCCCTAGTTATATGTCTTCAATTATCAATGGGAAGAAACCAGTTGGTAAAAGGACAGCAAAAAAGATTGCTGACAAGCTAGGAGTTGAAGTGACGGATATTTTTTTTATTCCTAATGTTGACAAAAGTTATACAAAATCGAGGGAGGCGGCAAAATGACACATCTATCACGAACTACATTAATCAATGCATTAGCAAAGGTTAAGCCAGAAACACCAAGAGTAATGTTTGAGGCACTAAGTGATAAAGCACTAGATGCTGAATTTCGAGCAGTAACGGCCGAGTATAACGAGCAAGCTAGCCAACTTATGTCAGTTTCATATTAGGAGGTGCGAACATGTCAGATACGATATTGATTCGGCATGAGGCTCCAAAGGGCTTCCAATTCATTAGCGAAGAAGAATACGAGAGGTTCCAAGCATGGCAGCAAGCACAGCGTGGTATTCGTACTTGGAAGCTTAAAGATTTGGCCAAGTATAAATACGGAACTAAATCAACCGAACGAGCCTCACGATATTTAACCAAGCATCGCCATGATTTGGATATTGAACAGGGTGGCTTCATTGATTATGTGAATACCCATAACGGCTGGCAGATTCCAGCAGCTGAGATGATGGATTACTTATTAGATCATCCCGATTAATTTAAATTATAGGTGAATTACGTGGAAAGGCGATATAAAGCCCTTTCCAAAATACAGAGGTGTAGGTATGAAGAACAAGTTTGCAGAGCAATTGTCATTGGCATTAGGTAGAGATAAAACACTAACACAGCAGCAGATTGCAGATAGGACGCATGTTTCTCCCGGACAATTGTCTCGGTTGAAGAGTGGATCAAGAAGCACTGATTCACAAATAAGGAAGTCGTTAGCAAATGTAATTAACGATTTTTGGCTTAATTATTCTGGTGCTCGTGAGAATTTCGGCGTGCTGTCATTCCAGAATGATCGTCAGCTACAAGGTGATATGTTCTCGGCTTTGATGAAACAGAAAAAGGAACAGCGTCAGCGAGAAAGAATTGAGGTTGAGTTTGAAGAAGCTATTACAGTCAAGCCGAGAGATCGGACACCAGCGCAGCAACTAGTTATTGAACGTTATCCACGTGAATATGCAGAAGAAATTAGCGCCGAGATAACTGATTTGGCTAAGAAGGCTGAGTATGCCGGTATTCCAATGGATAAATTGCAGGAAGTAATCGATAAAGTCAACCAAGAAAATGGCTAGGAGGAAATAGCAATGATTGAAGGAGCAATAGTAGGCTGCGCGTTAACGGCATTGTGGTTCAAGCGTCATGAAGTTGCTAGTTGGTTTGGAATTTAAGGAGATGAAGATACATGACAAGAATACTAGAACAATTGGTACGTGTACTCTGGGAAATTAAAAAAGACCTCCACGTTATTGCAAGTAACATGGAAGCCAATGACAAAAGTGGCGATACTGAACAAATGACGCTAGAAGAGTATGAAAAAAAGACTAGGAAAAGATATGGTCATTAACATAATTCCATTCTTTCTCTGTTAGCCAACCAGCATAATCATCCTTAAAAATCTTAGTTATAAAGAATCTGTCGTTACCGTCGACATTATCTTTTAATTTATCCATCATTTCCGATGCAGAAAGATCACTTCTGAGGAGATATGTTGAATCCCAAAAATGGCACCATGTTCCGTTTGAAATTTTATTTTCGATAGTTTCTTTAATTTCTTTATATCTTTGGCCAGGATTATCAAGGTCGTAAGTCAACATATATGGTTCACTCATGAATATTCACCTCGTTTAATTGGAATGACTAAAGTATACAACTAAAATCTGAAAGGAGATGAAGACGATGAAATTCACGTTCAGGATTGGAAACGTGCTTTACAAACAGCTCACGATCGAAGAATTGAATAATGTTTTTGGCACATTTAAGGAGGTCGAACGAATTGGAAGTACGCAAAGTATCGCTAAAGCCTAAATTTGAGTACAAAAAAAGCTGCTCGAGTATTGGGAGTACCCGTGCAGCTAAGACGCTTAATAAATTTATTTTCGAATTCTATTGTACTCCGAAACAGTCACTAAGACAACGTTTGACACGGAGGTGGGCGAAATGATACCAGCACAGGCAGATTTAAACGAGCATTGGCAGCAACGTAACGACTCACGTGACTGGGTGCTTGACGCAGATGACTATTGCTACGATGGTGACGAGTTCGACAAGGCACAGTTGTTTCAAGATTACATCGATAACAATGACTTTGAGCAGTGGGCGACTGATATGCAGGCCGATATGTTGAGCGCCATTTGTATCGTCACTTTTGGTTCGACTGACGTAAGCGTGTTGTATCCAGATCAAGGTGAGGAACCTAATTGGCAATGGTTGATTGATGTGTTTGGTCAGTCCCGCCTATGGGACGAGCTACTGGTACACATCGACACGGACACGATGATGACACGTCTGGGCTATCACTGGGTATCAGAGGAGGAAGAAGCATGAGTAATGAGTTAGTTACGATGGTTAATAACAATATTGAGGATATGAAGAATAATGAAGGCTTGTCATTACCACCTGATTATTCAGTAGGGAATGCATTAAACAGTGCTTACTTGATTTTGAGTGATACGTCTAAGGGCCAACCATTACTTGATAAGTGTGACCAAGGATCAGTTATCAAGGCGTTGATGAACATGGCAATTCAAGGATTGAGCCCAGCTAAAAACCAATGCTATTTCATTCCTTATGGCAACCAGTTAGTCATGCAGCGCTCCTATTTTGGCTCAATTAGCGTTGTAAAGCGTCTTTCAAACGTTAAGGATATTCAGGCACAGGTCGTCCACAAAGACGACACGTTCAAGATTGGTGGTAAAGATGGAGTGTTGGTGGTTAAAGAGTTCGAGCCAAGCTTTGAGAACCTAGATAAGCCAATTATCGGGGCCTTTGCATGGATCGAAGACATCAACGGGAACCGGACATATACGGTTATGACAAAAAAGGACATCGACACCAGTTGGAGCCACGCTAAGACGAAGAAGGTTCAAAACGAGTTCCCAGAAGAGATGGCTAAACGGACTGTAATTAATCGAGCTGCTAAGTTCTACATTAACAGCTCAAGTGATAACGATTTGTTCGTGCAAGCAGTTAACGACACGACGAGTTCCGAGTACGAAAATGATAATCCGAAGGACGTAACACCGACTAAAAGGTCATTGGTAGCTGATGTAGCAGAGAATAAAGCCGAGAAGGTAGAATCTGCTGAACCAGCTAAAGAACCCGTTAGAACGGCTGCAAAGGAGGCATCAAGCAATGATCAAGAACCTGTCAAAGACGAAGTCGACCAGCAAAACCTCTTCGATAACCTCGGAGACCTTGACGCCAGCTAACTATTACGATCGCTGGACAGATCAATCATTTATGTCAGCAACATGGTTCAAGAAGTTTTTAGCCTGTGAAGCAGAAGCGTTAGCCGAGTTGCAGGGTAAATGGGAACCATGTATGAAATCAACGGCGTTAGTCGTTGGAAACTGGCTTCACAGCTATTTTGAGAGCGAGAAAGCTCATGCCAAGTTTGTTGATGAAAACTCCGAAGCAATTTCAAGCCGAGGACCGAGCAAAGGCCACCTAAAAAAGGACTTCAAAATTGCTGAATCCATGATTGAAGCCTTATCTGACGACCATGATTTTAATCTTCTTTATCAAGGCGATAAGGAAGTGATTGTAACTGGTGAAATCGGTGGTTATCCCTGGAAGGGCAAGATTGATTGCCTCAATTTGAAACAAGGTTACTTCGTGGATCTCAAGACGACCGCTGACATATACAAGGCGTATTGGAATCCAGAAACTCGTGAGAAAGAACCGTTTGTATATGCGTATAACTACCCAATTCAGATGGCAGTCTATCAAGAGTTGATTAAGCAGCAATTTGGTGTGACGTGTAAACCGTACATCGTGGCAGTAAGCAAACAGGATCCACCAGACAAGCAGGCTATTGATTTACCGGAGTACCGACTTACTAATGCTATGAACCAGGTATTGGAATCTCAACAGCATATTCAAGATGTCATTAAAGGCGAAGCAGATCCTATCCAATGCGGGCATTGTGCTTATTGTCGTAGTACCAAAAAGTTAGAGAGCGTCGTTAGTGCAGACGACTTACTCATAGATTGACTAAACAGAATTGGCTTGAACAGCAGTGACTGAATACACCGAACGGGTGAAAGGCCCATTAGTAAAGGAGGGACGAATTTGGATTACTTCAAACAACGACGAGCGTACCGTAATTTTAAAATGTATGAAGCGAGTGTCTCTAACGGCCAAAATAATCTGTATCGCGAGTTACTAGACTATGCGAACGACGAAGGCAAGTTGGACGTTCAGTTTCGCATGAAAAATTCGGCATTACTCAGTCTGACAGGACTATCCGAACCCGGCCTCGATAAAGCACGCAACTCATTAGTGCAACTAGGACTAATTAAATACGTTAGAGGCAAGAAAAATGTTAAACCACCTGAATATCGCATTATTAATTTATATAGTAGGTCAGCTGGTTACCCAACCAGTAACCCAACTACAAGTCATAAAAGTAGGCCAACTGGTTTAGATGAAGTAGGTCAACCGGTTGGGCAAGGTGGAGGTCAACCAGTAGAACATAAAGAACTTACTAGTACTGACCCTGACTTGACTGATACTGACTCTTATGATGATGACGCGGGTGTCACACGCGAGCAGGTCATTAACGACTGGACCACCCTGTGGGGATTTCCGAACGGGGTTGCTCGTCCTGAAATTGATGAATGGCTCGCGGTGCTTAAACCTGAATTGGTGGCTTACGCCATTCAAATTGCTGGTGAACACGATGTGCAGTCGCGGGGAGCTTTGAAATATTTGCGTGCAGTGATCAAGGGTTGGCAGCAACGAAAGATTACGACATTGGCACAGGCTAAACAAGCAACTGCTGATCACGATAAACGATTGGCTAATGCTAATAAACCGGGTGGTTATTCGAAGCCGCGCCGTAAGGAAATTATGCCAAAGTGGGCGCAAAGTGATGTTTCTCAGGCGGATTCTAAGTCAAACTCAAGCGATGACCAGCAGGACGATATGAGCGACGAGGCGTTCCTAGCGTTCATGAACAGTCAGGAGGAAGCTAAATGAATTGGGGTAATCAATTAGTCAAGTTAGCCGCTAACCATGCCTATGAACCGGCCGCATTGCACTGGACTAAGCAGCGTATGAAGCGGCATTTAAAGGCTGGCGGTAGCGCGCAAGATGAAGTGTGCGCTCATGAGTACAAGCTATTTGCACTCGAGGTTTTAATTATTGAATATCAGCGGGATGGCTTAAATTTTGATTTGACCCAATGTTGGGGTAAGCCAGCCGAGTATTTTATTGATCTCGAGCAAGCTAGACAAGGATTGCAAACGGAGGTGAGCGAATGAATGAAACACAGGTGCTAGTAATTAACGCTGATCTACCCGATATCGATCACCCACTAGCAATCGGGCCCGAACCGGAAATGTTTAAGCTCGCGCAACATAACTACAAATCTGGTGAATGGCCGTTCCCAGTTAGACTGGTTAAGCCTGGGACTAAGGTACGCAGTGATGCGGCCTACCTAGCCAGTATGAAACAAGATCCGAAGCAGGGAGAACGTGAAGATATTAAAGCCATTCGGCAAGCACATAAGCATGGCAAACATTCTCTCAGACAAATATCCGAAAGTACGTCGATTGAGCTTAAGCGGGTAAAGGATTTAGTCCACAAATACAGCCTGCCACTGACTAACGGTTACTGGCGTGCTGAGAAGTATAACAATCCTGATGAAGTGATCGCCTATCAAACACTGGCACGATTATGTGAGAGGATTGACGCCCCAGAGTTCTCGATTAGACAGGCCAGTATGTCTAACGGGGTCGTTAATGGCTATTACATTAGCCGGGTGCCGAAAGTATGAGCAAAGTCGTGATCAAGGGCGAACTACCTAGCTTAAATGAGTACATCAAGGCTGAACGGGCCAACAGATACGCCGCAGCTAACCTAAAGAAGCGGTACACGGCCTTATGTAGTGTATATGCGCGGGCTAGTCGAAATTCTGGAGTCGAATTCAGCTGGCCTTGCAAGCTTAAATTTACGTGGTACACGAAGAACAACCGGAAAGATGCGGATAATATCGCGTTTGCTAAAAAGTTTGTGCTGGACGGCTTTATGAAGGCTGGGCTTTTAGGCAACGACAATCGAAAGCACATCACAGGATTCCAGGACGAATTTGCCGTTGATAAACGAAATCCTAGAGTAGAAATAGATGAAATCACGGAGGACGAAGATGCCTAAACACACTAAGAAGCGTTCAACAATTAAACGGAAGCACCGACGTATGAAGGAACACGCCGAATCAAATAAAGCTAAAGCACAGGATAATAAGCAATTGGCCAAGGAATATGAGCCATGCAACATTAATAAGCGGGCGTTCGGGGAGGATTGAAAATGAGTGATGAAATGAAAGAGTTACGTAGGCGATTAATAAATGATGCTATTGGATGCCAAGAAGAAGGCGACACGAAAACAAAAGACGGGATTGTGATTGCCTTGTTTGAGATGGAACACTTAGATAAGCCTTACTTTGGTACTGATTATTCGCAAGGAGATGGCGACGATGATTAAGTTTAGGGCGTGGGACAAGGAAAACGAAATCTATCTTTACAATGTGCAGGACGCTTATGACACGTTGAGCGGGTTCGTAAAATATGATGATGGCGAAGATGCTGAGTATGACGAGTGTTGCTTTGGCGATTTCTTAGACAATAAACGGTACGATACTGAACAGTTTACCGGTCTGAAAGACGTTAACGGCAAAGAAATTTATGAAGGCGATATTTTAGAAAATCGGAAGTATCGTTCAATTGTTAAATTTGCTAACGGTAAATTTTTAGCTGATGTAGTTGGAACTATCAGCAGATTTGACCTTATAGGTGAAACTCACGGTTCAAAGGTTATTGGCAACGTGCACGAGAACCCGGAACTGCTGAAAGGCTGATTTTAAAGTGTTTCTAGGAAAAGTATTCATATCTACACCTTTTATCGAAAAACGTAAACAGGAGGAAGACAAATGAAATTTTATCGTAAACAACCACTTGAGGCAGAACAGTTTGATGGAAGTAACGAGATGATTGATAAGTATCATGTAAGATGTGACACAGAATATATGCTTTCTGACGATCCGCTTGAATACCAGACAGTCCCATATGAGATAGAAACATTAAAGGGATGGGAATATATCAATGCCGGCGATTGGATTGCGACTGGTATTGATGGTGAGCATTGGCCGATTGCAGATGACGTATTCAAGAAGACGTATGCCGAATTGCCGGTGATTCCTAAAAACGTTGCTAAGCACATTGTAACCGAACACGGGCTTAGTGACTTAATTCCTATTTGTGGCGGAATTTACAGAGCTATGATCCAAACAGTTGTTTATGGATATCAGAAAGGCGATATTGGCGACTGGATTATTAATCATAGTGACATGTTTGCCCGTGCATGGCTAGACGGATATGTGGTGGAGGGAAAACATGACTGACACCGAATACGCCAAAGCAATCCAAATGAAAGCCACGGTTGCCAACCTGGAAATGAACGCGGCGCTAACAACTGAGCAACAGGCACAAATTGGCCAGGACTTCATTGCTGACATTATGGAGTTGAGTGAGCGCGAGAGTAAACAAAAAGCCGCCTACTAGGGCGACTAGTCACGGGACCACTCGAATGACCGTTGTAAGTATAACATATAAAAGGCGCTGCCAATGCTGACCGCGCTACAACTAATTCCGAATAAATTAATTATAGCATACGAAAGCGGAGGGGCGCATGATGGGCGAACAGCAAGTTATTTCAGATGAAATTTTTCCACCAATTGACCAGGAGAAAACAATTAAACAGGTGCGGCGGTTCCTGGATAAGAAGTTACCGCAAGCAGTTCGGGCGTCCGGCCATTCGGTCGCTGATTTAAAATCGCCTAGCATGGATGGCATGCCTAAGTCGTCCCCAGCTGGTAACTCGGCCGAGGATCGGATTACACGCCGCCTATATGCCGAACAGATTGTCCGACAGACTATTCAGGCCATGGCTCGCTGTGATCATGAGTGCCAGGAGATATTAGATCGGCTATATTTGCAAGGTTACAGCGACACGATGTGCTACATGGATATTGGCTACAGTAAGACGCAGTATTTTGAACGCTGGAAGCCCTTGGCAATGCTGCAGTTCGCACAGAGCTATTACCTAGAAGACCTGAATATTTACCAAAACCGAACTCAATCCGGACTTTAACCGAACTTTTTCCGAACTCAATCCGGACTTCATAGCAATAAATTGGTGGTAAATTAATATTATCGATAATTGGTTAGGGCGACAAATAAACGTCTTTCTGATAGCTCTAATTGATTATTATTGTGGCCTTAACTCAGTTGGTAGAGCACCTGACTGTTAATCAGGTTGTCGCTGGTTCGAGTCCAGCAGGCTACGTCAATTTTAGGGAAAGGAAGATGAAATAATGAATTTAAAGCATGTAACAACTAAGGAGCTTTCGAAGGAATTAGAATCTCGCTTAGGTATTCAGACCATTAGCTTACAGTTAGAGGAGCAAGCAAAAATCACTGTTGGAGACCAGAAAGTATTTAGCTTTGATGGTCCAGCAGTGATCATTGTCAATATGGATTAGTTTATGCGCACATATGGATGATGTATGATAGAAGCATGGAAGTAACGGCCTTTAGAACTGGCATTCATTAGGCCTTGATACTCGTTAGATGTGACATCACTGTACAGATAGACGCCTCCACTGTTAAATACAATTTCTAGCTGTTGAGTGCTTGGGTTATACCCAACTTCTGATAGGTCACTAGAAATAACAGGAATTAAATTCATAATATGACCTCCTTTCTATAAATTAAGTATAAGCATAACTGAATTAAGTGCCATTATTGAGCAGATATGATCTAATTGGCAAGATGGCGGTCTCCAAAACCGTCTATGTTGGTTCAAATCCAGCTATCTGTGTAGCCGGCGGATTTATAAGGGGTGATGCGCTCCTCTCTGCCGCCGGTGTAGTTTATTAGTTTAGCAGCCTAGATACTCACGAATTTCTTTGATTGCTCAAACTAAAATCCTTCAAACTGCTCTCGCTTTTTAGCGGGAGTTTTTGTATAGTTAGGTTAGTTTGGAGGAGTTGAAATGGCAAAGTACTATCTGGCAAAATTGAATATCACTGAAAATATTTTTACTGATGACATAGGAAAAATAAAATTAGATAGGATCCCGAAAAGAATATTATCATTTAAACAGAGCACGATGTTTTACTCAGTTGGTCATAAAATTAGTGGTGAAGGCAAAACTAAGTGGACTTTCTCGGATGTAGATCAAATGGATGATGACATTATTTCAGGGAATATCGCAAAACAAGAATCAATTGATCGAATCGAAATTAAAGATGGTAAATCAATTGTATCGACAGAGAATAATGCAAAATTGGTTAAATTCTTTTATTTAGTAAAAGAAGAATTATTGCTAGTTCAATCTAATGCCGATATCAATTCTGCTGATTCAGTAATTATTTTTAGGCAATTATTGCTTTTGAATGATCAGTTACATCTAATTGGTGATGTAGACGTTAAACTGTTGACTGATCAAAGCCATTTGATAAACGAATTGATGAGCAAGCCTGTTAGAAAAATTGTGCTTAACTATCGTGTCCCAAATGATCCAAAAACAATAAACAGAGTTAGCGATATATTGCTTGACGCGCATGCCAAAACTGGCGCTCTTAAAATGGAAAACCCCGATGGCTTAGAGTCAAAAGAAAATGGTAAATTAAGCAAGGTGTTTTCAGATATTACCACGATTGTTAGTAAAGGATATGGAACTTGGAAAGCTAAGGTTGGAAATAAGAAAAATTCAAAAATAATTAGTTCGGATAGCTCACCGGTTACGAAGAATATTTCAGACGATGCTTTAAAAAGCGGAATGGATGTTAAAGCTGCTGTTGAGGAGATGAAAGAGCGTGTCGAAAATACAGAAAAGCGGCAATAATGAGGCCTATAGGAGAAGTGCATTTTGGCATGGAATCTCGAGTGTCGGACCGCGTGTTATTTTTAATTGGAGCTTGTACACTTCACTCTTATTGTCGGCTGGCATATGGGTGTTATTGGACAATAACGGTGGGATAGTAAAATTGCATAAAATCATGATAGATAGATCAGTTGATTTATTTAGTTGTTCTATTGGTGCAATTTCTATGATATTAGCAGCTATAGCAATTGCTGTGGTTATTTATAATAAAAAGGACCTACACTTGATTGTTACAGCAGATGAAAAGACGGCAGAGGGATTCGTTTTTCCATACAGATACGGTGCTACATTGTGGGGCGTTCTGGGATTAGTTTCATTCCTTAGTCCTTTCTTTCCGGATACTAATAATGCTGTGGTTTTTTACGCAACGAATCTGTTGTGGCTGTTCTTGACAGTTTATTGTGTGCTGTTTACATTATATTTAATTGGTGAAGTAATACAACACATGCTACTTTCGGCCATGGTCGAAGAAAAATAGAATGTTTCATTTTTGAAAAAATTCTCGCCTGTTTGTGGGTGTTTTTATTTTACATAAATTTAGGAGTGGTGTCATGTCAGTAATGGTTCACAGCAAATACGGGTACGAGCCGCCCGAATGGGTGCAGGCTGATGCTCGGTTAGATAAGTGGTGCAAGGATAAGCGCCGTGCTAAACAGCATGGCGCTTTTAGTTTGGATAAAAATAAGGAGATGCAACATGAAAGCGCAAAAGAAACCAGTAGTCATTGATTGTTTCAAATGGACGGGAGACTATGACCAAAAAGAAGATCCAGAATGGGCTTGTGAAGCCATTAAAACAAGTGTAATCAGTTTTGAAAATAAAGGCACACCTGATGTAAAGTTAGTCATTCACACATTGGAAGGCGATATGCTTGCTGAGCGGGGCGATTACATCATCAAAGGAGTTCACGGTGAGCTTTACCCATGCAAGCCTGATATTTTTAAGCAAACTTACGACTTACTAGATTAGCATAATTATCAATCTAAAAGGGCCTAATAAGATCAGGCCCTCACTTTCCCAGTTATTTAGCTTTTCGAGGCGTGGTCCGCTTGTAACCTGGTTGCTTTTTGGATGGAGCTACGGTTACAGTTTTAGGACCGCCCTTGTGTGGGTTGGCTGGGAAATTTCGATGTTCTGGTTTTGCCATCATTATCACCTCCCACAACTATTTTACAACGAAGGATGTTGAATAATGAAAAAAGTTAGTATTATGGGAGTTCAGTATAAGATTTTTTTCGATTCCGATGACTCACGCCTAGACTACGCCGATGCAGACGGTATTACTGATAGCACGGCTAAAGAGATTCATATTGCAAAGTTTGAGAATTGCCCTAATTCAATTTCAAATTTGCATGTATACAAGCAAAAGGTTTTATATCACGAACTTGTCCATGCTTTTTTGTATGAATCTGGATTAGATTCCAACAGTGACTGGGCAAGAAACGAGGAGATTGTTGATTGGTTTGCCTTGCAACATAAAAAAATTGATTCAGTTTTTAGTGAGATAGAGTAACTAATTCCAAACCCGTCGATTTCGACTGGTTTAAAAATGGAGGTGTGGTGGTATGTAATGAAACGAAAGTTAACGCCAAAACAGCAGAGGTTTGCCGACGAGTACATCGAGTCCGGAAAAAAGGAAGAATCTGCAATTAAAGCTGGATACAAAAGCCGGTCTGCACATTCTATAGCTACTGAAAACCTGCAAAAACCTGCAATTAAATCTTACATCGATGAGCGAATGGCTGAGATAGCCTCAAAGCGCATTATGGACGCCAGAGAGGCCGTCGAATTGCTTACCCGGATAGCTAGAGGTGAGGAGAAAGAAACGGTTATATCGAGCACTCCGGAAGGCGTATACGAGAGCCAGAAGGAGGCAGACCTGAAGACCCGGATAAGTGCTGTCAAGGAGATACTTAAGCGGTATCCGGGCGATGATAGGCTAGTCAAAGCTCAAATCCGTAAAGCTGAGTCAGAAGCGGATATTGCTGAGTCTAAGGCTAAATTGTTACGAGGTGGTAAGGATAATCGACAAGTTAAGACTGATGAGTATTTGGAAGGGTTGAAGGCGATACTTAAGGATGAATAAAAAGCAAAACATACTAAATCAAATATTAACCGACAAACAGCAGACAGTGCTACGTCAAGGGCTTTTTAACTCTGAATGGAAATTAATGGTTAATTATGGAGCTGTTCGATCTGGTAAGACAATCGTTGATAACTACCTGTTCCTTTATGAATTGAAACAGACTGCTAAATTAGCAAGCCAACAAGGCTATGATAATCCTCTTTATATTCTTGCTGGGGTATCTAGTAAAACAATCTGGAATAATGTGCTGAATCCATTAGCCAATGATTTCGGAATTGATTTTAAGTTTGACCGTTATGGCAACTTTAATTTATATGGTGTCACGGTCGTTCAGGCGTATACCGGCTCAATTAGCGGCCTTGGGGCTATTCGTGGTATGACGGCATGGGGGGCATATATTAACGAAGCCAGTCTTGCCAATGAAGAAGTGTTTAATGAAATCCGTGACCGCTGTTCTAAGGGCTCTAAGCGCATTATTTGTGATACTAACCCTGACATTCCAACACATTGGCTTAAACGAAATTATATTGATAATCCCGGCCATTCTAAGAGTATTATCAGCAATCATTTTGTACTAACTGATAATACTTTTCTAGATGATGATTATATCCAGACGAAAAAGGAAATAACGCCTAGCGGCATGTTTTACGATCGGTCAATATTAGGACTGTGGGTTAGTGGTGAAGGTGCCGTGTATCGTGATTTTGACGAGCGTAAGATGATTGTTTCAAATGATATGATCCCGAGCGGACTGAGCTACGTTGTTGGCGTCGATTGGGGATATGAACATAAGGGTTCCATTGTAGTGTTTGGTGTCAGTGAAGATGACACTTGGTATTTACTTGAGGAGCATACGCAGCAGTTCCGTGAAATTGACTATTGGTTGAATGTAGCATCAGGTATTCAGGAACGATATGGGCAGCGGATCCCTTTTTACTGCGATAGTGCCCGGCCAGAACATGTTGCAGCATTTAGCGAACATGGAATCAATGCAATTAATGGGTATAAAAGTCGGTTGACCGGCGTAGAGAATGTGGCAAGTTTGATGAAAGCTAGCCACTTTTTTGTTGCCAAAGAGGCAATTGATAATCGTCAGTTTAGTACCGGTCAAGATGGTTATCATTATTTCTTAGATGAAGTTTATCAATATGTTTGGGACGAGAAGACTGGCGAGCCTGTGAAGCAGAATGATGATGTTATGGATGCTATGCGGTATGCAGTTGCTTCACAGATGAGAATGATGCGGATAAACCAAACTAATAATCATTCTGTCCAAGCTAATACGCTTAGAAACTTTGGTATTTAAGGAGATGATGAATCATGGTAAACGATGCAAATGCACCCACAATCATGACACCATGGGCGTTTTATCCCAAGAATGCGGATGTAAAAATGCTGAATGGTCCACGGTTTGATCAAGATGCTAACCGGGTATTCAAAATGAATGCAGATAAATTTGAGTCTATTAAGAATGACCCTAACGTGCTGGGCGTTGTAGTCAGTCGTTTTATCAATCGACATTTTACACATCAGTTAAAACGTATTTTAACTATGCAACGTTATTACATTGGTGTGAATGATATTAAGTTTTGGCAGTCCGGTAAAGCAACTAATCGTGCTGATAACCGGATTGCTAATGAGATGCCAAAATATATTACGAATATGCGGGTTGGATATACCTTTGGAAATCCAATTCGTTTCCAATACAATGACGATTCAAGTCAGACGGACACCAATCGGGATGAAGTCAATACTGCCATTGATGAATTTAATCAGCGGACCAATGAAGCTTATCACGAGAAAGTGATGAAGAAAAATCTATCCGTAACTGGTCGTGCTTATGAATTAGAGTATGTCAAACGTGACACAACAGACTTATATGTCATGGCTTTAGATCCAAGTGAAACATTTGTTGTTTATGACACTGATCCAGAGCAGCACTCACTATTTGCTGTGCATTATTACTATGTTGAGGATGATGAAACTCCAGTATGGTATGTTGAAGTCTATACAGATGATCATACGATTCGATATGAACCTAACGGCTATCCTAATTCACAATTGACTTTCGATGATAGTAATCCGGACAACTACGAGGAACATTACTTTGGTGGTGTGCCCGTCACTGAGTACGTTAACAATGATGAAAGACTCGGCGACTGGGAAGGTGAAATGGATAACTTCGATGCTTATGATAAAGCAATCTCTGAGATGGCTAACAGTGAGGAAGATTTTAGCAATGCCACGTTAGTAATTACGGGTGAGTTTGACTTTGGTACTGATTCCAGTGGGAAACCCAAGACTCATCCAGACGTTGATGGAAGCAATCGTTATATGTGGCTTAAGCCTGCACGGGCACAGGGGATGAACAGCGATAATGTTATTCAACCTTCTGTTCAGTATCTGACTAAGAATTTACCTATCGATGCTTGGAATGCATACGTTAAGACGCTCCATGACAATATGCATAAGTTTACCAATTCACCCAATGTAGCAGATGAGAACTTTGCCAGTAATGCTTCAGGTGTAGCAATGTCATATAAGTTATGGGGCAGTGACCAGGAACGCGCTACTCAACAAGAACTGTATGCTCGTGGTCTAATGCGTCGCTTGCGATTATTGGGAAACTACTGGTATACACTCGGAAAAATCAAAGATTCTAATTTGATTGAAAACGTTACGCCTGTGTTTACGCCTAACTTGCCCAAGAATGATACTGAGATTGTTGATAATGTGCAGAAGCTTTCTCAAACGGGTGAGTTCAGTCAACAGACATTATGGGAGATGGCACAAGCTGTAACTGGTATTAAACCGGATGAGGAACAGTCACGAATGAATGCACAAGCTGAATCTGAACCAACAATGACCATGCCAGGCGACTACCCTGATACATTTAATAAGCCATCTAACGAAACTGAACGTCAAGTAGAACCTCATACTGCTGAACCTGATGAGTCACAGCCAACAGGAGCTCAATCAGTTGGTGAGGAACAACAGGTCACTTTAGCACAGGCCATTGTTAAACAGCGACAGGCACAGCAAGGTGGTGCTAGTTAATGGAACGAAAGGCTGTTCTGCAACTGGCACAACGTGTTTATGGTGAGAACGACAAACGTGTAAAAAAATTGAATGAATTATTTAAACACGCTAATAATGAAATTGTGGACGTTCTAAGCACCTTTATTGCTGATGAGGTTAATTGGTCAGCTCCAGCCGCCAAAGCCCAAATACAGGAGCTGATGGACGATATCGCCAAATTAGCCGTGTCTGCCGCTATTGATGAACGCCCGTTTGTTAATCAAACATTTAGAGATGAACGAGTTAAGACTTATGGTGATGTGGCTAAGCAGCGAGTTAACCTAATCGTTACCCAGCTGGCTATAGATCAAAAACAAGTTATCCAAAGTAATCTAAATCATATTGACCGGGCACCGCTAGTAAATCCACAACCGGATCGTGCTGTATATTCAAGGCATAAGTCAGACATAGCGGTACAAAAAATTGTGGGTGATAATCATCGGGGTTGGCAGGGAGCTTCTTGGCAGGATCGAATCTATAAAGAGAAGTCTGCGTTAATGCGTCAGTTAGACAATCAAGTAGACGATGTATTGAAGAATCACTATAAGCCGCAGGACTTCAGCAAAGAGATTGCAACTAAACTTGGCGCGTCGGAAGGACGTGCAGAACGCATTCTTAGAACTGAATCAAGTGGTGAGCTATCAAGACAATTAATTGATGATTTTGGTCAACGAAGCGTCAAGCGTTATCAAATTGAAGCAGCTCTATCAGTAACGACGTGTGAGGAATGTGAGGCGCTGGACGGGACGGAATATAATATTGAAGAAGCTAGCGAAGGTGTGACACTGCCACCATTTCATCCTAATTGTCAGTGCACAATTATTGAAGTCGCTGATAATGATTACAGTGTTGATTTTAGTCAAATGCCAAAGAATTATGGATTGGATTAGGGCCACTTAAATTATGTGAGTGGTCTTTTAATTTGCCCTTTTTTCGGCAGCGGGCGTTAAAGAACAGCTGACAGTTATACCACTTAGAAAGTATTTTAGGAGGAATTTTTATGTTTAAACGATTATTACCAATGAATTTACAGTACTTCGCTGAACCAGTACCTGGCAGTGGTAATGAGGCAGATGCCGAGTCAGCTAATAATTCTCAAAATGGTAATGGTGATGGTGGAAATAAGGATAACAATGGTGAAAATGGGTCTCAAGGTACCGGCAAGCAGTTTGACCGTAAAGAGGTCCGGGAGTTAATTTCAAGCGCTATTGATGATTTTAAAAAGAAGTCTCTTCCAGATCTATTGGAGCAAGCACGCCAAGATGGTGAAAGCCGTGCCAAAATGACTGCAGAGCAACGCGAATCAGCAGATCAGAAAGCCCGTCAAGCTGAGTTAGACAAGCGTGAATCTGAATTGAATCGTCGTGAATCAATTAATGCAACACGCGATTTGCTGGCTAAGGAAAACTTACCAGAAGATTTTGCAGAAGTGCTGAACGATGTCGATACTGATAAGCGCGCACAACATGTCGAAAACTTTGGAAAAGCTTTTAATAAAGCCGTTCAAGCTGGTGTTGAGGAACGCTTGAAGGGTAAACAAACTCCAGGCCAAACTGTAAATAACGGCAATGATCGTGAAGATACTAAATTCGCGCAAGAGTTAGCTGCAATGGCACATCCAAAGAAGCCTGCAAGTGATTTCTTTGGTCATAAAAAATAAGGAGGTTTAATCAATGACGATTAAACGTGATTTTATTTCAGAAACCCAAGTGCTGGGGAATGTACAACAGAAGGTAGCGTTGCCGGGACTGATTAGTGCAACTGGTGTAACGCCTAACAGTTTTGGCCGGAAAGTTATTCCGGCTGGGACGGTAGTTGGTGGTGCTAGTTCGTTTTTAGACGATTCACAAGCTGTATTGTCAGTAGGACAAGACGCCAAAGCACAAGGTGTATTAGAGCACGATGTAGATGTTACAGCTGGTGATGCGACTGGTACAGTCATTGTTTTTGGCTTTATTAATACTGCTCGTATTGCTAGTGGAGATGTTTCAGCCGATGCTAAAACAGCATTAGCTGGTAAAGTTACATTCTTCAATCGACCATAGGAGGACTGATAAACAATGAATATTTTTGATTTAGTAAATGCAACTAATATTGCCGCATATTGGGAAACGATTGCGCAGCAAGAAGCGCCATATTTTGGTGAAACTATTTTTCCAAATGTTCGCCAAGTAGGTATGACGATGGACTGGTTGAAAGGTGCAACCGGAGCACCCGTTGCTTTAGCACCATCAGCACTCGATACTAATGTTGTACCACGGGGACGTAAGGGACTAAGCAAGTTAACTCAAGATATGGCTTTCTTCAAGGAATCTAAATATGTTGATGAAAAGTTACGTCAGCAGTTATTAATGCTAGGCAATAGTGCTGACCAAACACTACGTGATACGATTATTGCTCATATTTTCGATGATGACATCGAGTTGATTAAGGGCGCTGCATTGCGGCGTGAGATTATCCGGATGGAAGCTTTGACAACCGGTAAAGCTAAGGTGACTGGTAATGGTGTTGATATGACTATTGACTACGATATGCCAGCTGAAAATATTGGTGCCTCCAAGGTTGCTTGGGGGGATGCCAAGGGTAATCCATTTGAAGACTTTGATCGGATTACGACACAAATTGGTAATAAAACGGGAGCCACAATCTCACGTGTTGTTATGAACCGGGTAACTTGGAATACACTTGCAAGTAATGATGCTATTAAGTCTACTTTGCTGGCTAGTTCTGCAAGTAAGACTAATGTGGTATTACCAAAGTCCGTTATTATGACTTACCTGGAAGATGAATATGGCTTGAGTTTTGCTATTTATGATAAAGGGTACCTTGGTGCGGATGGTAAATTAGTTAAGTTTATTCCAGACGGTAAAGCCGTCTTTATGCCAGCTGTTGATCTTGGTAATACGCATTTTGGGACGACCCCAGAAGAAGCAGACCTGTTATCTTCCAATGCGGCACAAGTTCGTATTGTTGATACCGGTGTCGCAGTTACAACGACTACGAAAACTGACCCAGTGAATGTTGAAACTAAAGTATCTATGATGTCTTTGCCTTCATTTGAACAGGCTGATTCGGTTTATGTATTAGATACGACCGCAGGGGCGACAACCACTACAAATACCTCAGGATCTGGTGCCACAAGTAGTACAACGACAGGTTCAGGAAAGTAGTTCACGGAGGGCTTTTTATGAATGATGAAGAGCGAACTGAACGAATTAAATCTTTACTGCATGGGATAAAACTGATGCGTGACTTAAAAGATGATGACAACGTTCTTGATGATAAGCTGGAACTTTATATTGGTGATGCATTAGATGCAATTGGTATCTATATTAACCAGGCTGAGGTACCACAACAATTAGATGGAGTCGTGCGCAAGATGGCTGCGTCTAAGTTTGTCCAAGAAGGTGCAGAGGGGGCTACGGCCACCTCAGAAGAAGGGCTATCTTTTACTTTTTCAGATGACGACATGAAACCGTTCGCTACGTTACTAAATAAGTATGTAGACAATCAGTCTGGTGCTAACCGGTTAGGATCGGTGGTGACCTGGGATTGAAAATTGAAAGGGTCTATCTGTTGGCTAACAAAACTTCAACGTCAGCGGGTTCATTAAATCGTAAAGCTGAGCCAACTTTGCTAGAAATGATTGCGGATGCACGAGTTAATCAAATGGGCGCCCAACGACAGATGACCGTTTTTGGCAAAGTATATGCGGACGCTAGAATTGTTCGAATAATGGGAGAGCATACTGCCGATAATATTGGGCTTGCAAATATGAGTCTTAAAACGTTCACGCCAAATTACGCCATCACTAAGACAGCTTATCACCAATATCGAACCGATTTTTATATCATTGTTGATAAAAAGCAAGTTGGAGGTGACTAGATGTCAACTGATAATGAGCATATCCCAACAGTTAGGTTTAGTATGACAGACAGTTGGTCGAGCCCTATTAATCAATTAATGCATACCATGGCGAAGGTTAGCAGTGGGCAAGGCGTTACGCGCTTACAACGACTGCAATATGCACTAGATACAAATGCTAAGAAAGTTATTCATAATGCAGGTGTTGATGTGCAGAAGAAAGCTCGAGAAATTGAGCGTGCCAATGTTGGTGGCAAAAAATCAGGATACAAACCTACAGGAAATTTAATGCGAAGTATTGATGCACATGACAATTCAGAAGGAATGCAGACTGAAATTGCACCAGAAGCAATGACTAAGCAAGATTATGAATACGGTCAAGCTGTTGAGTTCGGCACGAAGGATGGTAGAATGCCTGCACAGCCATTTATGAAGCCTGCTGGTGATGAAATTGGTAGCAAGCTGAACGAGACCGTCAGGGAAGCTCTTAAACAAGCCATTAAGGAGGCGTAGCTGTGGAACCAATATATCCGGTCGTAGACCTATTATTAAGTGCCCAAGCGTCTTTAACTGGTCTTAATCTGCTGGTCTTACTACCGAGTGATGAAGAAGATAATTTGACATTTCCGCAAGTTACTTTGCAACTTGATAATGTTACAGATACTAGTCAGTTAAAGTTTATCAGCCAGGATCAGCTAACCTTGCATGCTGATTTGTACGTAGATCATGATTTATACGGTGATGCACTGAACTTACAGCAAGCTATCACAGATCGGTTGAAATCATTAGTTGGTCAGAATTATCCCTTCATGGCGCTGCATTATTCTAGTCGGATTCTTACCGACAATTCACTACAAGATCGGGCCTTATTTCATGTGCCGATTCTTGTAGACTATCAAGTTAATTACTAATCACTTACTGACGCTTAGGCGTCTTTTTATTTAGAAAGGGGCAGAAATATGCAAACAGGAATTGGAACAACAACAGAAGTTATCAGTCCAAAATTTGCCGATAAATTTATGTACTTTTGGAAGCGTGATAGCTGGCCAAAATCACGTAAACCAGAGGTAATGGGCTTACAAGGTGCTAGTTCCGGAACTAACACACGGACGGCTTCAAACGTCCAAACCAAAACGGTCACGTTGAAATCGTTGGGTGCTAAAACACAGCAACGAGTTGTTAATTTGGTTTATACCCAAAATGACAGCCTATATCGTGAATTAAATGATGCTTGGTCAAAAGGCGAAGTGATTCATTTATGGCGTGTTGACTTTAATACGTTACAAGGTACTAAGCCTAATCGCAGTGCAGAAGCTGAGTATTCGCAATGCCTTGTACCACAACTACCAATCACTGAAGGCATTGGTGCTATTACGCAATCAAATGCAACGTTTGAAGTTCAAGGTGAAGCCGTTGATGATGAAGATGGGAAACCAGCTCGGGTTACAGAAGCTGACTTAGTTGATGGTTCATTTGATGTGTTGGACAAAGCCCTATATGCCTTCAGTCATGGTCAAGATGTCGGCGACAATAGTGCAACAACTAATATTCCTGATGAATCACAGCCATCTGATAACACAGGAAGTAATGGTTCAGCCAACACAGGTAAGTAACTTTTTAAGAAAGAAAGGATTTTAAATTATGCAATCTTTAAATATTAACGGTAAGTCATTAACGCCAGTTATCAATTTTCGCTTCCGGTCGGTACTAGGTAAAAAGATGGGTGATGAACAAGATAAGTCTGGATTTTCAAACCTAATTACTGGATTGGTACAATCAGATCCAGATGCTTTGTTAGCATTCTATGAAGCAGCACTAGCAAGTGATCACCCAAGCGACAGTGATTTGTATGATGCTTTAGATGATCAAGTATTCAAAGATACTGATTCCGAAGAAGCTGCCTTTAAAGATGCGGTTAACGCACTAAACAACAGTGGTTTTTTCAAGATCAAGGCCAAAGCCTGGAAGAAGCGCAACGATCAATTGCGAACCGTCTTGCAAGCACAGCTCGACGCCTTGGCCGACCAAGACGATCAACGGGCAGCAACGCAGAAGACCGGGATTCAAGTTGGCCTCGATCAGATCAACGAAGCAGAGAACGCTTTCGACAAAATGACAGCACCAGTAGCAAACAGTCAGACAGCCTCAGTCAATGGTTAGAAGGGGCTCGGCGTTATATTGGTATTACTGATATTAATGCTTTTTATGATTTAACGGTCTCAGAATATAATGCAATGCTCAAAGGAGCATTGCTGGCTAGAATTGATGATTTACATGCACAGAAGCAAGCTGCTAGTTTTACTAGACCGGTTCTTATTGCGGACGGTGAGAAGAACCAACAGTACGACCAAGAAATAACAGAGAATTTGAAGCGACAAGAATCGCAGATAAAACGACATTTTGACCCGTATTTCATCAAACAGCAGCAAAATAAAAACGAACAGACAATGGCACTGTATCAATTAATGCACGGTAATGGAGGTGGCGACTAGTGGGCGCAGATTATGTAGTTGATGATAAGGTTCGTTGGTCGTTTGTGGATGATGTCACGGCTCCATTGACGCGTGTTAAGCAAATGTTAACGGATGCCCAGAGCTTAGTTAATGGATCAGTGAATCCAACGAAAGCACTGGAAGACGCATATAGAACATTAGGAACCAGCGGTGCTGATTCGGTTCAAAAGATAGTCACTGACGCTAAAGAACTACAGTCATCAATGAATTCAATTCCCAAAGATACTAAAGTTGATGTAACAAGTAATGCACAAAAAGCCATTGATGATGCCAAGAAGGTAAAGGATGGCTTAGGGGATATTCCGAAGACAACTGATGCTGATGTCAAAGTCAATACGACTGATGCAGTAGCTAAAGTCAAAGAACAAGTTTCACTGCTGGGAAAGATCCCAAAAGACGTTAAGACTGAAATTTTGGCACAGGCCAATGATGCTGGCATCAAGAACTTTGACGCTATTTTGGATAAAGTTCCGCGAAAGGTCAAGACAGATCTGACCGCTAACGTTAATGATGGCAAGATAATTGATTTTGAAAAAGTTTTGTCAAAGATTCCTGAAACTAAGCGGACGATATTGGAAGTTGAAGACAAGGTATCAGCACCAATTAAGTCTTTGACTACTAAAACTGAAGAAACGACTCAAAAAACTAGTAGTCTGAGAAGTGTATTAGTTGGTACATTTGCTGGAAACATTGTTTCAAATGGGATTGCTTCTTTGGGGAGCAAGCTAATCGAGTCAGCTAAAGATGGATTAGAACTAGCCGAATCTGGTGAGCAAACCGTTCGGGCTTGGTCAGCTATGGATGTGCCTCAGAATAAGATTAAAGATCTATCTGGCAACATGGTGACTTTGCGGAATGAAACTGGTTTTGCGGCGGGCGATATCAAGAATATCCAGAAGCAATTTTATGGATTTACAGATAATGTGAAAGACACTGAAGCGTTGACTACTGGGGTAACTGCCTTAGCGGTAGCTTCTGGTAAAGGTGTGGAGACTGCGGATGGCTTGACAGGTTCATTTAAAAAGATTGAATCACAAGGCAAGTTAACCAGTATGGCATTTACTCGGATGACTGCCGAGGCCCCGGCTTTGCCTAAGCAACTTGCAGCTGCCTTAGACATGAGTCAAAGCCAATTGAAAAAAGCGGTTGCTGATGGCAAAGTATCTTCAAGCGAATTTGAAACGGCCATCTCCAAAATTGGAAATAATTCCAAACAAGTTTTTGCAGATTTTGGTAAAACTGGTGAAGGGGTCATGGCTCAGATTAAGGGTAGCTGGACGGGGATTAAATCAACCCTGATGCAACCATTGGTGGATACTAAGACATCTGGTTTAGAGTCCGTTAGAAACTTGTTGCAATCTAAGGACATGACTGCGTTAGCCCATTCTGTTGGTGAAGGATTAGCATTTATGGCTGGCAAAGCATCTGGCTTAATTGGGTATATCGCCGCGCACCAAAAAGATATTAATGCCATTATTGAGAGTTTGACTTCAATCATGGTCATCCTAGCCAAGTCTATCTGGTCTACTATCAGTGGCATGTTCAAAGGTATTGCAGATGCCTTTGGCTTAGTCAGCGATAATGCTAAAAAAACTAATGATCCACTGAAGCAGGTCGAATCTGCTTTAGATAGCATTTTGAAACACAAGAGTGCAATTCAAGACTTTGGCAAAATTCTGGTTGCTGCATTTGCTGTGAAGAAAATTGTTGAGTTTACATCTGCTTTTAATAAAATGGGAGAGGCGCTAAGAAAAACTAGTGTATATCAGTCCGCTTCCAAGGCGGTTGCAGAATTTAGTGGGTCTATTAAATCTGGAACTGGTATTCTTCCATCATTTGGAGCAGCACTAAAAGCAGTGCCGTTCACCATCTGGATTACAGCTATTGCGGCAATCGTGTTAGCTTTAGTTGAGTTGTATAAGCATAATAAAAAGTTCCGTGAGTTCGTAAATGGGCTTGTTGATACAATCAAAGATTGGTATAAGGATGCTACTAAGTGGCTTGGTAATGCTGTAACGTGGATCAAAAAGACATTCGGACCTTTCTTCAAAGCGGCGGTTAAATCCATTCAGTCAGTCTGGAAAGAGATTGAACCAGTGGTTTCGGCTGGGATTAAGATGGTCCAGCAAGTTCTCAAGCTTGGAATGGCTGTGGTAAGCGCACTCTGGAAGGTTGCCTGGGGTTATCTATCACTTGAAGTAAAAGAAACTTGGGCGATTATTAAGCCAATTATTGATATAGGCATGGCTGTGATTAAAGGCCTTATATCAGCCGGAATGGATATTATCAAAGCAATCTGGAAAGCTGCTTGGAATGTTATTAGTACGGTAGTCAAATCTGTTTGGAATGTGATTAAGCCACTAATTATCGGGGCAATGAATGTCATTTCTGACGTAATTCAAACTGTTCTTGATATTATTCATGGCAACTGGAGCAAAGTCTGGAGAGATATCAAAAATATTTTTTCAGACATTTGGAAAGCCCTATCGCAAGCGATTAAAGCTTACATGAATGGCATGCACGATATAATTTCATCAGTATTAGATGCAATTAGCACCGTTTGGCATGGTATGTGGCAAGGGCTTGGTGACTTCTTCAAGAATATCTGGAAAGGTATTAAACAGGCTGCCCAAGACGGCATAAACGGTGTTTTGAGCGTTATTAATGCCGGTGTAGATGCTATTGATTCGGTTTGGAAATTCTTTACTGGTCATAAAACCAGTGTTCACCATTTAGAGCCAGTCAAATTTGCTCAAGGTGGTGTCGTGCATACTCGTCTATCGATGGTTAACGATGGTGCCGGTCAGAACTGGAAGGAACTGTTACAACTACCTTCTGGTGAACTCAAGATGACGCATCAACGTAATGCAGTGCTACCTTTGCCAGTTGGTACACGAGTATACAATGGCGATGAAACAGCTTCTATTATGGCTTCTGCTGGTGTTGATCATTATGCACACGGCGGTATTGTTGGCAATGCGATTAATTGGACTAAGGGTAAGCTATCTGACATTGGCTCATGGATTGGTGACAAGGCCGAGGCTGTTGAGAAGTTCCTCAAAGATCCGCTCGGTAATATCTCCAAGCTACTTCATAAAGCTACTGATGGCTTATTTAAAGGGGCAGCTAGTTTTGGCGACTTAGCTAGCGGCACCATTAGCAAGCTATCAAGCATAGCAGTGGATAAGTTCAAGGAAATGTTAAATAGCACCAAAAAAACACTGGAAGTATCTGACGGTAAAGCCGGTCATTACAACCCGGGTTTAATTGAAAAAGCTGCTAAGATGATGCACATTGATAGTCTTCCGGCAGGTTTCAGTGAGCTTTTGCAAGCAACTATCATGAGTGAATCTGGTGGTAAGTCTGTGATTCAAACTATTCACGATGGCAATAGCGGCGGTAATGAAGCTGGTGGGATTCTACAATTCACACCAGGGACATTTGGTGCCTTTGCGATGCCAGGCCATACCAATAGGATGAATCCGCTCGATGAGCTACTAGCTTTCTTCAATAACTCCGATTGGCGAAACAGTATTGGACACACCGTTATTTGGGGTGTTCCAAAGGTTGATTGGCTGCATAGTGGTCCACAAGGTAGTCGTCGGTTAAGCTCATTTGCTACTGGTGGTCATCCTTTAACACCACAACTTGCGACGATTGCAGAAGATGGGGACGAGTTTGTTGTTAATCCGCGTAGAAGTAATGCAATGCAATTGTTGAATGATGCTTATGAACGCACAATACAAGAACAACCGCAATTACGTAATGCAACTGAACCTAATAGTGTGGGCGTTTTGCCACAAATGTACAGCACACAGAGCAATGAGCCTGAGCAACTTAATAATTCATTGTTGGAACGGGTTATTGAACGGCTGGAAGAAATCCGCGATAAAGATAACGATACGTACTTAGACGGTGAAAAGATTTCAGCAAGTAATGAGCGAGTTGGAGCCAGTAAATTTCGCTTAGCAGGTGTTCAAGGGCAAATATAAAAAGCGTCCCAGCTGGGACGCTTTTTAATTTGATTTAATTCCATCAGCATAGGCATATAAGGTGTCATTTGTGCCATCACTTGAAGCAGTAGTTTTGTAATTACAAAAACCGTCAAATCCAAACGAGTTACACTGTCGTTCGATGTCTTTTAATACTTTTGTTTGCATGTGTATTGGATCATGACCGACTTCTGCAACTTGGAGTACTTGTACTACGTGATAGCCTTCTGGAACTGGGCCAACTGTTTCAACCAATTTACGCTTGTCGTCGCTATTGCTTTTACCAAATAGTGGCATTGTCATTACCTCACTTTATTTAATGCTTTCAGTATAATCCAACAAAATCAGAATAGAAAGGAGGAGCGTATCATGCAAATATTTTCCACACGAACTGATAGGCCCCATGCTTATCGCTTTGGCGAGACTGATAATAAATTGCCGTTCAATCCAATTGAATATGCTATCAGCGTGGACGGAACTAATTGGGCGTCTTGTTTTGATGTGCCGAATTTGCAGGGCGTTTATATGTATGACGCAACTTTACCGGATGTCAATCCGGCTGATACCTACCAAGCACTAGGACAACAAGATGGGCAAACACTAATGAGTTCACGATATGATCAACGTGACATTACTTGCCAGTTTTATTCGTTTGGCATCGATGAAGCTGACCAGTCGCTAGGCTATCAAGCACTGGAACGCTTCTTGTATGCACGCGATGAATTCTGGATTACATTTAGTAATCATCCTGGAATTAAATTTCGTGTAAAGACTAAGACTTTTAAGCCGACATACCCTAATGAAAAAGATTTCTACGCTACTGTCACATTTAATAATTCAGCAGGGCTGGGTCAATCTCTGGGCACTACTCAAGATGTTGAGAACTTTGATTCTGAATTATGGGCACTTGGTCAAAATTTGAGATTGGATCAAGACCCACAATATAGTTTTCAAAACATGGATAGATTCACGGTTGTAAATATCGGCGATATCATGATTGAACCGGATACAAAGCAGCACCCGTTGATCATTACGATCCATTGCAACGGAAAACCAACATTAACTAATACGACTACTGGCCAAACATTCAGCTGTAATCGTGTTTTAACGGCAAATGACGAGTTGAAATTAAGTGGTGTTAATCCGTTTATAAACGGGCAACAATGTGGATCGGACACAAACCATGGGGTTATCTCATTACAACTAGGTGATAATCAATTTACTTTAACTGGCTGTACAGATTCCAATATTAGCTTTGATACGCCGTTCTACTATGTTTAAGTATCCAATGTTATTAGTAAGAGATCGGTCAGGCAACCATGAAGAACGGCTTAACATTAATGATGCGCAAGATACGTTTCAGGATGCATGGGTTTTAAATCAATCAATGGAAATATCATTTACTGCACGTTTACTACCACAATACGAACAGGCTTTCAATTTGTTGCAAGTTCAAAATTATGTCATTTATGGTGGTCAACGGTATATCATACAACAGGCTGTTCCAGCGATTGATAATGGAATACTGACTAATCAAGTTAAAGCAGTTCATGTTATGTATGAGGCGCTTAAAAATATTCGTAAAGAAGATATTAATGCAGGTACGCTTACTTATACTTTTCAAAGTGCTTGTAATGCTTTTGTAGCGGATAATGATCAAGGAGTGCAAATTGACTTTACGGGGGATTTTCAAAAGGTTCAAATTGAAAACTTAGGTAATAGTTCCTTCCTTGATTTTTTAACGAGTTATTTGGATAAGTTTGGGGCAGCAATGATACCAGATAACTTGATGATTCACTTTTGCTCACGAGATACATTCCGCCATGATACGGGTAATATGTTTGTTTATGGCGGTAATACGGATGCCGTGCATCTATCATTCGATTCCACTAGTTTGATTAATCAATGTTGGTGTTATGGAAAACCAGTTGATACAGATAACAGTGATAGCAGCAATGATGCCACAAAAGGAAAGTATTTGGTTAAGTTTATCTGGAACAATCAGAGTAGTATTCAAAAATACGGTTTGCAACGTGGGGCTGCCGTATCAGATGAGCGTTTTACTGATCAAGCCTCAATGCAATCATATATGGACAGTAATATGCAGACAGAGCCAACCATTCAACTAACAATGCAATATTTATCGCGTACAAATATTGCTAGAGGTGATGGTTGGTTTTTGCGTGTCCCCAGTATGGGGTTAGAGCGTGAAGTAACGATTACTGGAATCACACAAAATCCGTATAACCCGTCAACATTACCGACGATTACATTAGATAATACAGCTGCAGCGCTTAAAAGCATTTCGCTGACTCTGAACAATCTGGTTAATAAGCATGACAAGTCTTTAACTGATTTAAAAGCAGTAGCCAATGGATTAAGAAATGCTGAAAATCATTTTGTAGGCCTAAGAACTATTGATGGAGGTGTATCAAGTGTCAGTTATCAACCAGACGCATAGACGCTATCTAAAAGATGACGATGGCAATGTATATTGGCCAATGACTTCGGTAGATTCAGTTATCGGCTTGACTAAACTTTTGCCAGTGGTCGCAACGGACAAGCAAGATGGATTAATGTCTGCAGCAGATAAGCAAAAAGTAGACAATTTAAAAGAGTATGAAGCTGCTACAGACACAACAGAAGGGTTATTAAGTGCTAGTGATAAGCAAAAGCTAGATAGTATAAATGCAGAGCCGGTTGATGCTATTAGGATCAAAGATAGTGTTACGGGTACTATTTTCAAGCTCAGTATTTCTAATGGTGCAGTTTCAGTGATAAAGGATGATGTAAATGGCTGATAAATTAGTTTCTAAAAATATGCCCACCGATAATCGTAATTTACGAAATACTTTAATCTCTAATTTTGAGATTATACAGCCCTACCTGGATAAACTAGATACTGATGAGCTTGGAGTAGATGATCTTAAAAATAAATTTGACGATATATCTGGCAAAATAAATACTTACGAGGCTAATATGCATGAACTTGTTGATATTTTGACTAAGTATGATGTACCGATCCAAATTGTTAACGGCAAAGTAGTAGAGACTGAGGAAGGTGAGTAAATGATTAGTACGATTACATTAGATACGTATAAGCAACAAATTGGTTCAGGTGATGCGTTCAATCTGAGCGATAGCTTCAATGGTCGGGTAGGCGACGAACAAGTCCCATTGGTTGTTCAATTTAAAGAGCGGGGGCTAGCACAAAAGTTTCAAGATGGGCTAGTTCCGTTTTTGACTGGTTTTGTTGGTAGTCTTGATGAGAATAGCCAAGTGACTGCCGATACTGGCGAAGCAGTTAGCTATGTTGGAACCAGCGATGATATTGTTGGCCTGGGGCGAGTTAAGATGAACCTTCCTGGAACCATGTTCCCACAGGAAGGCTATTTTTACGGCTTCTTGGGCTTACAGAATGCTGACGGTAAGCGCGTCACGACATTTAATATCTGGTTCCACGTTTATGGTGGGAACCCCGATATGTTTGTCAATAAGGCACCGTTCAGATCGGAACTACAAAAAGTATTAGATCAGGCTCAAAGCTTAATCGATACTACTGATGGCGAGTTAAAAACTAAAATCCAAGCGTTTGACGACAAAATTGTAGCCACCTTTGCCAAATGGAATGGAGACTATGCAACAATCCAGCAGACTGTCACATCCTTAACTAACCAATTGGCAGATATCGCACAAAAGATTAAAGATGGTAATGTTCTGACGGTCAAAGACCTAGACGACAAGCTCCAAACATTCGAAGACCGATTTGCAGCGCTAACTGCAAATGTTCAAAAGTCACTTGGCGATTTTCAAGATGGCAATGATTTGAATGGTTACTTTGAAGATGAGGTTGATGAAGTTTGTGGGCCAATTCCAGATTATGCGCGCAATCGCTTAGACCAGTTTACTGGAATTCCTTCAAGTAATTTAAATGTTGGCTTTATCACAGATAACCATCATCAACTAAGCAGCTATTCGCCACATTCAATTAATCACTATGTTTATATGGCAGCGGCTAGTCGTCGTGCCCGTTTAGATGCCGTTGTTGCTGGTGGTGACAATATCAATGGATGGTTTGGCAAACAAGAGAAGCTAGTGGAAACCAGGCAAGCAACAAGTGTACTTGCTAATCGGGTTGCATCGGGAACCGATGTTTACTATGTATTTGGCAATCATGACAACGGTGTGGGCCAGAATGGTAATAACACGCCAGATACGTGTTTGTCCGATGCTGAGATTAAAGCTTATTATCGCACCGCTGATAAGGTTTACGGTGAAACACGGGATGGTGATAGCCTATATGGCTACAAAGACTATAGTGATAAGAAGGTACGCTTAATCTGGTTGAATAGTTTTGACTTACCATATACGTTAAACAGTGATGGTACTTATAAATATGATTTTTTAACGCAGTCAGGCTATCAGAACAAGCAGCTAACTTGGCTGGCTAATCAAGCTCTTAAAGTACCAGATAATAGCTGGCAAGTCATGATTTTTACTCACTGTCCCTTACCGGGAACGTTCGAAGTTGCTGCAGGACAACCCCAATTAAGCCAGTATAATTCGGACGTGCTAATTGGGATTATTAATGCGTTTCAATCAGGAACAAAATATAGTCAGGCCGATGCTGGTCGGACTTTTCCGATTAATGTGACTTGCGATTACACATCCCAAGGCAAAGCGGTCGTGATTGGCCTTTTCAATGGTCATATTCATCGAGACGGTCAAATGACTTACGATGGGATTAATTGTATCGAAACAGCTGCAAGCCTTTGTTCTAGCCGCAATCCCGGTAGAATAGAAGATACAATCGCTGAAGATTGTTGGGATATCTTCTCAGTTGATACTGCTAATCGAAAAATTCATGCTTACCGTTTCGGCTATGGCGCAGACCGAGACTTCACATATTAGGAGGTGAAAAGTTATGGAAAAGATGACAGTACAAGAACTTTCACAAGCAACTAGAAAGCTAAAAGCCAAGTTTGATGCACATGATGGTAGCAATGGTGATGCTCATTTACCCGCTACTTTTGAGTGCGACGGATTTGAATCTGCAGCAGATAAAGTTGTGATCGATAGTCGGGCGCAAACGGCCAGAACAACTACAGAGCTAGATGTGATGAAGTTAGACTTTGGCCGCTGGATTGCTACCGGGTACACGAATGGGCCTAAAACTTATGATGGTCATGCTGCAATGGTAACAGTCAGTGGTCAAGGATCGTTTAAGCACATTAATTTTATGTCCATTGCAACAGGTCAAAATTTTGTACGTGATGTTTATGCTACGCACGACACTGGCTGGGCCGATACTAGTTGGGTCAGCTTAGTGCCGACCAATGGATTTACCGGTAAGCTACATGTTAAATCTAACGATATGCAATCGACGAGATTGATCGAGATTCAATTCGATTTAACGTGCAGCATTAAGAATTCTGACACAATCACCTTCGGCACATTACCGGCAGGATTTCCACCACTCGATGCGGACAGTGAACCAATGTACTTCCCGTGTCGTGGTGCATTAGACGACAAGACAAACGTGTTGGCGTCGGTGTACTTGACTGCTGGTAACCAGCTGACGGTATTTCGGACTGATGGTGCCTATCCAGACAAATCTTTAATTGCTGTGAGCGGCTACTTTAGCTATACACGATAGGAGGCAAAACATTGAAATTAATTTATCAATATACCGATGATGGCACGGTTACCGGTACTAGCGTGGTTGCTGATGATTACCAACCAGCTACTGGTGAAACATTCACGCTGCCACCAGCTGGTTTGAACACGCCGTTAAAATACAACCGTGAGACTGATCAATTCACTGGTGCTGATCAACCAGAGGTAGTGAACCCCGGACCAGCAGTGTCACCAAGTGATGAGCAACAATTACTAATGCAGCAGGCGAGTGACATTACTCAGTTGAAAGCGCTCGCCATGGGTCAGGCGAGTCAAATTGCAATTCTAAGTAAAGGAAGTGCTAAGTAATGACTATTTATGAACAATGCAAATTATTTAAGTCTTGGGGTCAAAATGACGTTAATTATTATAAAGTATTTGTGGGGGTCGGTCTAACAACAGATCAGTACAAAGAAATTACTGGTGAGGATTATGTAGCGCCATCTGCCGCATTATGATTAAAGGAGGCTATAAGATGGATAAAACGTTAGAGTTTACAACTAAATCACCTCGGCAAATAAAGCAAGGCGACACTGAGACAACATTTACCTTCATTTGCAAAAATGCCGGGGAAGCTGTCGACTTAACTCAGGCCACCAGCATTACAGCTAAAATTGGTAATGCCAGTGGTTATTTAAGAAGTCAGCCTATCACGATTACTAGTTTGGCTGGTCTAAACCCAGGCTGGCTTAATTTACAGCCTACGCCGGCTTTGATTTCAGGACTGCCGGATGGAGATTATCAGTTAGAAATTTGGGTGGTTGATCAGGCAGGCACAAGTATTTATCCTAGTGATAAGCCACTCGGTTTTACCATTGCAAACAACATTGAGAGCGAATCGGGTGCGAGTATTACAACGATCGCTTTTGATGACTTTGTGGAAGCAATGAATAAAGCTGCAAGCACAATCGCTAAGGGTGAAAAAGGCGACCCTGGAGACCAAGGGATTTCTGCATATCAGGTTGCTGTGAATGCTGGATTTTCTGGCAGTGTCAATCAATGGTTGGCCTCTCTTGTTGGTGCTAAAGGTGACAGCGGTAAAGACGCAGTAATCAACGTTATCACTCAAGCACAGTATGACGCATTGGTTGACAAAACCGGCTTATACGTGATTCAGGGGTGATTAAAATGGCAGATATAACACATGGAACGTGGATTAAAGACGGCAAAGCAGTTGACAAGGTGTTCAGCAAAGGCAAGCAAGTATATGGCAGAAATCTGTTACTAAATTCAGACCGGCAATTTACAAATAGTACTGTTGGCCAAGAGTTTGTAGCGACCACATTTAATCTTAATTATATTTTTGACAAATACGGTACCGATCAAGTTTATACAATCAGCTACGATTTATCATCAAAAGACCCTAGCAAAGCCAGCTGGATACAAGCGTACCCTTTTCCTGGTACCACGCCGCAAAATAAGTACTCGTTTCCTGTGGTAATATATCAAGGGATAACGACAATACCACAACGGTTTAGTATGACTTTTAAACCGACGTTAGTTGATAAGACAATTACTCAAACAATTTTAGTTTTTTACGGTCAATATGACTCGGGTAATATTCCAATCGTAAATCGCATCAAGGTGACTCTAGGTAATAAAGGCAATATAGCATGGTCACCAGCACCAGAAGATATACTAAATTAGGAGGCAGACAGTTGAATAAGCACAAATTAAAGGCACTCATCTTAATGTTGAGCGCCATTTTTATGGCCTTTTTAATGTGCAATGTTACCAGTCAGGCTTCAACTAGCCGGGAACAAGGGGTTGATTGGTCTAAGTTTCAAGGTAATAGTGGGACATTCGGTTATAGCACCGATAAGTTTGTATTATCACAGGCTGGTGGCTTCTATGGTGGGACTAATATCCCTCAATCCACTTATACTAGCCAAGTGGCTAGTGCTCAACAGGCTGGTAAACGGGTACACACGTATTTATGGGATGGTGTTGGTGGCAATATGGCCAATGCCAAGGCGATGATGGCCTATTACTTGCCACGAGTTAAGACGCCCAAGGGTAGTATTGTCGCACTAGACTATGAGGACGGTGCTTCTAATAGTGTGACGGCTAACACCAATGTCATTAAAGCTCAATTTAAGTTAATTAAGGCGTACGGCTATACCCCAATGCTTTATGGTGGCAAAGATTATTTAAATGCACATGTTAATGTGAGTGCCATTGTACGTGCCTACGGTAGCTGTTTATGGCTAGCTGAATATCCGGACTATCTGGTTAGAACTATCCCTGATTATAACTGGTTCCCATCAATGGACGGCGTGGCTATATTCCAGTTTACGAGTATGTATCGGATTACTGGCTATGTGAATGGCGTTCCACAAGGATTAGATGGCAACGTTGACCTAACGGGTATTACCAAGTCAGGCTATACGACTGCTAGTAATAAACAAGCTCAAGCCAACGTTAAGAAGGCTCAAAAGGCTCAGGCAGTTAAGGCAGCTAAGAAGGCCACCTTTAAGGTTGTTAAATACAACCAGCGAGGGGTGTTCTATCCTAATCGGACTCTGGCCGTACGATACACGGATAGCGACAAAGTTCGTCAAGTGGCTACCTATTACAAGGGTGAGAGTGTAACTTACAACGCGGTTATTATCGAACACAACTATGTATGGGCACGTTACACCCGTTCAAATGGCCTATACGGCTTCATTAAGCTAGGCGTCACCAACGGGCCAGCCTACGGGAAGCGAGTTACTGGTCAGCTGGTTAGTCATACGTACTACACAGTCAAGTCTGGCGACAGCTGGTGGACAATCGCACAACGCAACGGCCTGAGCATGACTACATTAGCTAGCCAGAACGGCAAGACGATTTACACCACTATCTATCCTGGCCAGCGATTGGTGGTGCGGTAATTGCATACACTATTAGGATTAGGTTGGGATGAATGGGGATCGATTGTTGCCATTGTCACTAGTATTTGTGTATTAGCTAATTGGATTCTCAATAAGACGGTCCGTATCCCGCTTAACGATTTGGGCAAGCGGCTTAGCCATTTTACCGATGAAAGTTTAAAAGTGAGACAGCAAAATGCCGACACAATGAACGCTATTGAAAATCGGGTCATTAAGGTAGAAGGCCGGTTAGATGGTCATGACATTGAATTTAAACACTTATATGAAAAGGAAGCCAAAGGGAATGAAAAAAATTAGTTTTAAGAATGCTGACGGAAGCTTGAATGGTAAGTTGATTGCTGGGATTATTTCCTTACTGATCGTTTTGATTCAACAAGTCTTTGCCATGTTTGGCATTAAGTTTACTGGTGACTGGTCAGCCATTGTTGCCGTTATTAACACTTTACTAACGATCCTTGGTATGTTGGGCGTTATTACTGACGTTCAAACAGTGACAGTACCAACAGTTAAAAGTGACGAGGAAAGCCAAGTTGAAGCGACGGCTAATAAAGTTGCTGACGAAGCGCAAACACCAACGTCCACAGTCGCTGTAGTGAATAGTTCTGCATCATCTAACACTGAAACGACGTCAGAATCCGCCTCACAATCAGGAGAAAAAGTAGTATAATAATCGTGAACTGTTCTAGTCCCCCATGCTTCGGCGTGGGGGATTTTTTGTTAACAAAATATATAAAAAAGAGCCAGTCAAGACTGGCCCAATGTTTAAATAAATAAAATGGGTGTTCTGTTTCTCCTAAGATAATAAAGAACACAGTTATTATACATTAAACCTGATTAATATAACAAGGACTTATTAATATTTTTCTATAGATTACTTTCGGTATTGTGATATAAACCGACAAGTGTTATTATGTCCCTTGTCCTGTTATTAGTATCACAGCTTTCAAATCCCCCCAAGATTGTCGGTTAGTGGTGCCGGAAGTGATGAGGATAATCTTCTGCTTGATGGGTGGAAGATTTTTTTGTGTTGCTTGCCTGTATATTTTGTTAGTGAGAGTTTAGATTTAGCATTATTAGCTGTCAATATAGCTAATTAGATAACTACAAGACTTTACAGAATAGCAAGTAATAAGTATAATATTAATTGTCTCTAGTGTAGTTTCTAGATGATAGTTATAACTTGATTAATTCCCCTGCGCTTCGGCGTGGGGAATTTTTTGCGTAAAAAGCCGCCTGCTGTAAAGGTAGATGGCTAATACATAAGAGAAAGTATCTCAGTGAAAGAGGAAACCAGATTATTACTAGGTTCCGTATTATCATAGGAATACATGAGAAATCGTGCAACTTTAATACATAAAAAAATAAACACAACATATGGCGATTTTGCAAACCATTTGATCATTCAATTACTAAATATAGGAAAATATTCGTCTTTCTACATTTAAGTGATAATCAAATTCTTGACAAAAATGTCGTCAATCTATATCATTACACACATAAGACCTTGTCCATTCCGTCCGCGGGGTGGATTTTTTTTTTAGGAGTAGACCATATGACATACAGTACAGATAAACCTTTTACCAGTTTAGATGCTCAATTAAAGATGTTGAAGAATCGTGGTATGAAAATTGATAACACAGATTATGCAAGACAGGTTTTACTTAATAATAATTATTACAGTGTAATTAATGGCTATAAAGATCCATTTTTAAGAAAAGATGGTGCAGGTGAGGCTCTTAAGCCTGAGATGTTTATCCATAAAACTACTTTTTCAGATGTGTATACACTATATGGATTTGACAGAGATTTGAGAAATATAGTATTAAATTATTTGTTGATATTTGAATCCCGCTTAAAGTCGATTATAAGTTATGAGTTTGCACAAAAATTTCCAGACCCGTACAGTTATTTAAATATTGTGAATTATTCCAACGATATTGGTGATCTGTCCAACGTTCTAAAAAACTTAAAAAACCTTTCACTAAAACTCAACAGGGGAAGAAATGAAAGGTATGGTAAGCCTAGCATTATTCATTATGTTCAGCAACATACCCATGTACCGTTGTGGGTGCTAGTTAATACGTTGACTTTTGGTGAAATACAATATCTTTATGACTCATTGGATCAAAACCTAAAGGAGAAAGTTGCGAGAGACTTCAGTGAATATTATAAATTGCATTGGAAATCCAGTGAAAAGATTGATACAGGAGAATTGAAATCCTTAATTATTGTTGCAAATCTGTTTAGAAATGTTTGTGCACATGATGAACGTTTTTACAATTACAGCTTAAGGACAAAGATTCCGAAGTCGTTGTTCAGCAAGTACTATGTGAATAACCCAATGTTCGATGACTTAGAAAAGCCAGTAGATTTATTTGCACTCATATCGTTACTTGCTTTGGTTTTGACACGTAAGCAGTTTAAAGCAATGACGTATAGTATCAATAGTCTTATAGAAAAAAGCAATTATAAGTTAAAGTCAATTGGGATAGGAAAAGTGTTAGATTTAATGGGATTTCCAGAAATACAGTGGAGAGAAAAGATCCAAGTTAAATCTGACTAGGTAAAGTCGATACTAGCCACACTTTAATTGCATTGCTGTGATTAACAACTTTGGAAAAAATGACAACAAATCCCACACTAACCTTAATTGGCTGGTGTGGGATTTTTTTATGTTTAAGATAATAAGTTGGTATATAATAGTGGAAAAAGCAAAACATCAAAAAAGGGCCAATATTAAATTAATTTGTGCTCTTCCACGATTTGCAAATTAAAAATCTCTCTTTTTCAGAAATGGCTTATAAATGGCATTTATAGCGTGCTACCCTTAATGGTATAACTACCGTGCGGGTGATAAGTTGACGTCGGTAGATAAAAAGAGAAGCGTCATAATGCTGGTATATCAGCATTATGACGCTTCTCTTTTGCTAATTGGTATCAAATTAAAACCCCAATTTTGCGTTTTGGCTGTTGTGATCACAACAGCACTGTTAAGCGCTCATAAAAAAGGGTTTTGGGATCGTGTCACAAGTAAGGGTCCTATGAATTAA